CCCGCTGCCGGGTACAGGCAGGCGTGCATGAGCATGGTGTCGTGGTCCGGGTAGATGGTCCGCCCGAGGTACGGGATCAGCCAGCGGCAGTCGAACTTGCCGTTGTGCCAGATCGTGCGGTTGGCGCTGACCAGCCAGATGAGGGTCTGGCGCGTCTCCGGCGATCTCAGGGCCTCCTGAGTGAAGGCGTACGTCTCGATCGTGGTGGGGCTGGACTGACGGGCCACAGAAACCGAGAGCAGTTCGGTGTCCTCGGGCTCGTCCACCTGGATGTCCCCGGAGACCTCGATGTCCACGGCGATCACCTCATCGCGCCACCTCGGGGGTGTGCTCAGGGTCACCCGTTGGACCTCGGCAAGCGGGTTGGCGATCAGTCGGATGGCGTGGTCCAGCTTGGTGCCGCCGCCACTGGTCCCCAGGATCTGCTTCACGGACAGCGGCATCCGAGCGGTGGGCGTCAGTCCTGCGGCCCGTTCGGGTCTGCCCAGCACTAGCAGGGGTCGGTCCACGTCGATGTCGTCAGCAGCGGTGATCTCCTGGATGCCGGTGATGGACGGGTAACGGCGGCAGGTGTCGATGATCACCTGCCAGACATCGTCTATGAGCGGGTAGTCGCTCACGATTTGCAGTTCCATGGTGGCTCCTATGAGAGTTCTCCGGTCATGTAGTCGTAGCCGGTCAAGTAACGCACGACCCCTCGGCGTCCGCATTTGGGCATGGCTTCCAGTACTTCCTTGGGTATGGGTCTGCGATTGGTGCAGGCCATGACAAGGATCTTCATCTTCTCGAATCCCCGTGGATCGACCCACCCCTGGTAATCCTTGTCGGGTATCGGTATCTCCAGCGCCCGCAGCTTCTCGTACATGTACGGCCGGGCATATCCGTAGAGCAGTGACAGTTGATGGACCGACAGCACCCCCATGCTGGCGATCTTGGGTAGCGTTGCCCTACCCGCAGATGGGTACGGTGCCGTTTCCATGTCGTGGTGTGCCTGACACAGCCAGTTCAGCAGTTCGATACGCCCGACTTCGGTATCGGGAATACTGGGAGACCAGGTCATAACGCTGTCACCATCCTCGCATTACCAACGCGATCCTCCTTGATGCGTTGTTGATCAATGGCCGACCGATAAACGTCATCCCATTGTCGGGGTGTGTAGTTCGAGAACCTACGCACCAACTGTGCATAGGAGACCGGGCCATTGTCCGATACCCAGGTGCAGATTTCCATGACCTGGGCAGCGAATGCATTGCGGCCGACGATGGCGATGACTTGGTTGAGTCCGAGATACCAACGCTCGGCGTAGATGATGGCCGTCAGCATGTCTGTAAGACTGACGACCGAGCGCCGGGACATCATGGCGACAAGGCAAGACAGCTTCCATACAGCGATCGTCATACGCTTCGCTCCGGCCTCGACCACCTCGGGGTACTTACTCTTGGCGATGATCTTGTCCATCTCAGTGATGAACTGATTCATCCGATCCAAGGCAGGCTGGTCCAGGATGATCGGTGTCTTATTGTCGGGTGAGGCACGCTGCGCCCAGTAGTTACGGGCGTCCAACAGCGACTGACACAGCGCAAGATAGGCGGTGTCATTGGGCCGTGACTGGGCATCCACCACTTGTTGCTCGTGGTGGTTCATCGTGTCGGATGCGGGCTCGGGCTTGCCGATGCAGAACAGGAATCGCACCATGAACCCGGACGCGAAATCCTCCGGAGTCAGGACCATTCCGATCTTGTCGGGAACACCAGCGAAGTAGGCATTGAACGCCACCGCCACTTCCTCGGTGCGTTTCTGTGACCCGGTGGACCGGATCTTGCCTCGCATGTAGCCGTCAAACGCTTCCGTCAGGAACTCAAGGAACCCGCCCATGTATCCCTTGCCACCCTTGGAGGCGTCGAACAGGGCATCCACCTCATCACGGTGGAACAGCACGGAACGGTCGGGGCGGTCCGCCATCTCGGAGATGAGACCTTCGGCAGTGGCATCAGATCCGAGATCGTAGTCATAGTTGTCGGTGCGGATCAGCCGGAGAACATCCAGCATCAGCCGCTTGGCCGTGGTCTTGTACGTCCGAGTGGTGACACCCATGATCATGAACCACATGTTGAGCTGGAGCCTGCCGAACTTGGGGATGGCATAGCCGAAGTCACCGAGCACCGTGGACAGGATCGCCATCGCACTGAACTCGTGATAACCCTTGTCAGCTCTGGTCTTTCCGGCTGCCCACTCCACGTATCGGTCGATGAACGTGGTGTCCACGCTGTCACGTTCCGCCACGGTGACGAACCGGGGGGCCTCGAACTCGAAGATCTCGTTCTCAAGCGCGGGCTCGATACCCGTGAGCATCTGCTGCGCCACCGACGCCTCGGCGCGCAGGACATCCACCCATAGGTCGATCTCCGGTCGGCGGTCGCGCTCGTACTTATCACAAGCACACCCCCTGACCGCGACGAACACCTCGGGTGCGGTGAGCTTGTAACGGAACAGCTCACACTCCAGCCAGAACAGTTTCTTGCTCCAGTCGGCGTTGTCATCCGGTGAGACCGTCATCGCGTTCTGGATCTGGTACTCCAGCGGCACCTTGGCCAGCACCAGCGTGCGGTCGGGCATGACCTTCGGCATCTCGCGGTTCATGCCCGCGAGCGCCGAGACATCGACGGCACCGAAGGCGTGGATGATGTCGTCGGCGCTGTAGACCTCACCCTTCACCAGCATCTGGACGGTGAAGGGTTCCTTGTACTTGTTGTTGGTGGTGCCCGGCACCCGCAGGAACTTGCCCAGAGACCAGCCTGTGTCGCTGCCCTTGGCGCGCTGTGTGTAGGTGATGCGCCGCGACATGCTCTCGGCCCACATCGGCTGCACCGTGTCACTCAGGAGCCAGTACGCCTGATACCTGCCGGGCGATGTCTCCACCAGGATGGTCGGCTCCAACGCGAACAGCTCCGGGTCAGCGGTATCGACATCCACCCACAGGACCGGCGTATAGCTGACGTTGTCCTTGACCCGACGCTTGGTGTCGAACAGCATCGGGGACATGTAGAGATCATCAGCGAGGTGGGCCTGGATGAACTCGTTGATCGCCGGTTCCTCATACGGCCACTGGAACCAGTCCTGAACATCAACCTTGAAGTCCGGGGTCTGAGCCGTCTGACCCGGCCGGATGCGACCGAAGCACAGCCAGCCGATATAGCCCTCCCCCAGCAGCGCTCCGACGAACTCGGTGTAGTCCGCTCCCTCTGCCACCCCGCCCTCCTCTCGATGCTGGGGGTGTGCTCAGATAACAGAACCGGTCCCGCTGCTGAGGAAGCCAGCGGGACCGGTCTGCGAACTACAGCGCTACGCGCTTGCCACTGCCCTTGATGGCCGGGACAGTGCCACCGTTGGCCGGTGGGAGGATGCGGTCCACGTTGTAGGTGATGCGATCCTCGTTGGTCGCCGGATCGTGGTACGTGCCGTGCTTGATGATGATCTGCACCGGCTTGCCGACGACATCCTTCTCGTCCAGCAACTCGAACTCGGTGGCCTTGGAGTCGATCGGCTGTCCGACCGCCTTGGCGAGCTGGGCGTAGCCGATGAGCGCCTTGCCCTCCTTGCCCTCGAACAGCATGATGTGACGGCTCGCGGGACGGCCCGTCTGATCACCCGAGGTGATCTTGAACTGGACCCGCCACATCTCCTCGCCAGCGTTGGGACCGGACTTGACCTTGAGCGATCCGTCCATCCCGGTGACGTTGGAGATCTCGGCGTCGTACTTGCCCTCGGGGATCGGCTCACCGCCCCCGTCAGAGGGGATGGTGTTGCCGGGGCCGAGCTTGATGATGCGCCCCATAGGGGTCGCCTCCTTGGATGATTGGGGATCACTCCCCGCCTACCCGGACCAGCGGTCGCCGGTCCGGTGGTCTGGTTACTCCGCGTCGGACCCGGCAGCGAACCGGTCGGCTGCCGTGAGCGGGGCGGTGGGCACGTCGGTGCGCTCGTGCCGGATGTAGCTGAACAGATCGGACATGGTGGCATCGCTGATGGGCTGCACCGGCATGTAGGCGTAGCGGTTGCCGGTGGTGGCGGTCTCGTGAGGCACGCAGTCCACCACCCGGACCGGGCCGTCCTTGGTGTCCACGATGCGGATCTCGATGATCAGATCAGGCACCGTGGCGACGGTGTCCTTGGCGCTGCCCCGGATCTTCGGCAGCTTCCACACCTCACGGGTCAGCTCGTCCTTCTCGGTCTTGATGTGATAGACGCTGACCCCGAGCGGCTTCATCGAATGGAGGAGCCACATCACCTTGTTGGTCCACTTGGCGACCAGATCCCACTGGTCCCATTCGAGCTTCCGGCCGTGCCCGATCTCGTCAATCTTCCAGTCCTGGAGGACCGACAGCGTGTCGAGCATGACGCCGTCGTAGCCCGCACCGGTCGGATCTTCGGCCAGCTCCATGATGATCTTGCTCACCGTGGCGGCGTCACCGTAGTCCACGCCCACCACGTCCACGTTCGGGTACTGGTCGGCGTATCCAGCACACCCCCCATCCACGTCGATGGCCAGGATGCGGGAGTAGCCGGGCACCTCGATCAGTGAGGCACCGAGGGTGGACTTGCCGCGCTTCGGGTGGCCCAGGATCATGATCGACTTGGGTTCGTTGAGGGCCTGCGCCTTTTGGATGAGGACACCCCCGATGAATCGCGGTTCAGATTCCAAGGATGGGATCGGTTGGGCCGCTTGGGCTTTCGTCACGTCTCGCTCCGTTACGTTTGATCAGGACACCGGTAGGCAGCGTCAATGAGTTGCAGTGGAAGCACTCTGGGTCTGATCCCAGATCTGGTAGTTCTCCGGCGAGCACCATGTTCCAGATGGTGGTGGCTCTGGCGAGGGCGCGCAGTGCGATGTCGGGATCGAAAGGCTCTACCTCGTAATAGATCTCGCTGAGGGAGAACCCGTCGCGCGGGATGTAGAAGTTGGCGACGGACCGCACGTCGTAGCCCTCGGCGTGCAGCCCGAGACCGTACAGGTTGCGCTGAACACGGTATTGCTGGCCGGAACCGTTCATCTTGTAGTCCCGGATCTTGTCCTTCTTGCTGCCCTTCCAGTCAACAACGGTGCCGGTGGGCACGTGGAACAGATCGACGTTCCCGCTGATCCGGCCGTACCCTGCGATCTCTCCGCAGACGGTGCGGTGTTCGAGCAGGCACGTGCCCAGTGACCCGACGTGCTGGGCGATCAACCGCTCCAGCTTCTCGTGCATGGCCGTGCCGATCCACGTCGGCAGCGTGGCGCTGGACGGGGAGAACGGCATCGGGTACGCCATGTGGGCCATCGCCCTGCCCAGACAGTGGTCGCACGGATCACCGATCTGACTCGGCCCGACCCGGACCTGATGGCTCCGTTGGTTGGGAGCGCCCATCAGGTAGGCAACGCCGTCCAGGAAGGCGCGGGCCGCGCCGATATCATTCATGTCGGTATGGATCGGACGCAGTCGATGACGACGCGGACGGGCCGGGTGACGATGTGGTCCCCCTCGGCAGCGATGACGAGCCTGCCATCGGGACCGTGGGCGATCTCGTAGCCGTCCAGTTCGAGGTGGATGCCGACCTTGGTGTGGCAGGCGTCGCTGGCGATGGCGGTCTCGCTGCGGCTGACGACCTCCCAGGTTCGGGCCTCGACGTTGCCGAGCCCCATCATCGTGGCGAGCATCCGGGCGTCATTGTCGGGAAGCTTGGCCATCACGTGATCTTGACCTCTACTCGCGCCAGCCCTTCCTTGTAGAGCGCGGCGAATTGGTCGCCGGTCATGACGGCGCGGGCCTTGTCGAGATCAACCTGGAGCGTGCAGATCTCGTCGCCCCAGGACTCGCGGGCCTTGGTCTTGTCCCAGATCTTGCTCGGGGTGATGGACACGCTGACGTGCTCGAATGCTTCCAGCTTGCCCATGGGCAGCTCGTCGCGGGCGCGGGCTTTCAGTTCTTCCATGCGGTCGGTGGCGCGGTCCAACTGGACCTTGGCTTGGGCCAGCTCGCGGACGAGCTGGAGCTGGGGGTCGGTGAGTGTCATGGCTTGGCTCCGGTTTCTGAACTGTAAGGTCTTGACGTTATACCCCTGGTCCGACAGCCCGCAAGGCTGTCAGCCATTGGCAGTAGTGACACCGAGAAGTGTTGGGATACGCCACTTCTCGGTGCCACTACAGGTTCGGTAGTACTACTCGGGCACACGGGCGGCGTAGTCATAGGCGGCGGCGATTGCCGCCCCCATCGCGGACCAACCGTGGGACTGTGCCCGGTGCGTCCCCATGTGGCTGGGGTTCACCATGACCGCTCCGCACTCCGGGCACTTCTTCGGTGGGTCCGGTCGCTTGCCCGGCCCGGAGTGTTTGTTCCAGAGGTGCGTGACCAGGCTGGCGTGCCGCATCTCCTCCGGGCAGAACGGGCACCGCTCGATCTCCTCCGCCTTGCCCCTCGCCTTGGCCTTCACCCTCGGGGGTGTGCTGAACGTGGGCTCGTCGGCCAGGTCGGAGACCGGCAGTTGCTCCAGCAGATCCGCGAACTCCAGGATGCGGCTCTTGTAGTGGGCGGCGCACACATCGAGCATGTGCGTCTGAGGACGCTGGAGCACCACGGTGTTGATGACGACGTGGAACGTCAGCTCGGACGGAGTCCGGATGTTGCCGTCCTTGACGCACCAATCACAAAACGAATCTATGCGGACTTCCCTCATGCCGTCTCCTCGTCCGCTGCGTCGGGGACGATCACCTTGAGGACGCTGGCCAACCGGATCTTGTCCCGGTCGGTGCCGGTCAGGCGTCCGACACCCTTGAGCAAGTAGCCCTCGGGGTAGTCGTAGTGGGCACGGAGCTGCGCCCCCGTCTTGGACAGGTACCGGATGCGGAGCGTGCCGCACCTGGCGCACCGGAGAATGCTTTCGTAGCACCGTTCCTTGGCGTACCACCGTGCGGTGTAAGACCTCCAACTATGGCTGTAGTCACGACATTGGAGGTGTTCGAGTTCCAGCCCGGCGATGTACTCATCGAGTTCCCTGCCGAGTAGGGACTTGCCCTTCTTGCTCATGGTCGGCTCCTGATGGCGGAGATCACGGCGAGCGTCATGCCCCAGAACGAGGTCATGACCGCGCCCGTGATGACGAGGACGATGCCCCACGCTGCCGTGCTGGCGTCGGTGTAGTAGGACTCCGTCGATCCGTTGTTGCCGATGATCAGGAAGATCACCCCGATCACAATGGCAAGGATGGACAGCGTCCCGACAGCGGTCATGCCGCCGTGCATCGGGTACTTCACAGGCGGTGGTACGTGGATGGTGCTGGGGTAGGTCATGGTTGGCTCCTGTCTTGGTTGGTAGATGGCCATCTCAGCCACCCGGTATCTCTGGCATCACGTTGGTGGGGTTCCGGGGCACCGAGACCAGGCGGGTGCTGCCGTCGTACTGGACCACGAGGATGACGTGGTTGGCGGTCCAGGCGTAGATGGCGTGACAATCCACTCCGCCGTATCCGGTGCTGTACCTGTAGTCCAGGTACTCCCGTGCGGCTTCCCAGGACATGGCGACACCCTTCTTCTCGGCCGGGATCTCCTTGCCCGTCCCGTCGTCGTCGTTGTCCCACCAGCCCATGTTTCCGATAGTGATGAACTCGACCGGCTCACCGAGTCGCGTGACGGCGTACTCCGCGATGTCCGCTGAGAATGTTGATTCCATTATGCTGGCTCCTGTTCAGACCAGAGTGTTGTTCTGGCTTTCCTTTGTTTGATCATAGTGATCATGGATGGGGTGACGCCCAGCTCCCTAGCTAGACGGGCCTGCGTACCACGTATTCCCTTGGCACATTCCTCACGGATATACAGCACCTGTTCGACAGTCAGTTTGAATGGCGGATGGCCATCCTTGGAGTTCAGCCGACCCCGTGCCTTAGCGTCATCTCGGTTGGATTGCGGCGATCCAACGTAGAGGTGTTCGAGGTTGACGCACAGTGGGTTGTCGCAGGTATGGCACGCAAAGTCCCAGCGTCCCAACGTGTATCCCGCCAGCATCAGTCGAACACGAGGTGCGTAGATAGCGCGCTCATGCCCTACGATCCAAAGCACGCCTCGTCTCTGTCCTTTACGTTCCTGGTTGGTTGGACCAACCCACGGCCAGCATCGACCTGGACCTTGGATGTCAACGTGTGGCCAGAACAGTTGTTCTAGTAGGTCGTTGTCCATGTCACCCCCTCAGTGCCGTCGTCATGTGAACAGTTTGCGCATTGAGTGAATCAAGCTGGTCGATCTCAATAGTGTCCCGAGCCTCTAATGAATACGAGTTCACTGCCCGCGTTTGTCCATCTCGTACCAGTCGGCCCGCCGCTTGGGTATTGAGAACCCCGTTATTCGTAAGGCTGAACCAGATCTCTGTCGAACACGCCCACTGGAGACCATCGACACCCTCACCGATGGCCCCGATCTGAGCGACGATCACCTGCACCCCGCTTCCATCCCCGCCGTTCTGAGGTGCGTGCTGGATGAAGCTGTCCTTGATCCGCTGGCGGTTGGTGGCGTTGACCGCGCCGTACCAGCCCTCGGCCCGGACCTTGGCCTTGGCCAGCCGCGCCACGATGGCGGGGATGATCCCCGCAGAGTGCGTCAGGATCAGGACGCGCTCCCCCTCGGGCACGTCGGCCATGATGTCCATCACCGCGTCGATCTTGGTGGACGTGCAGCCGTCCGCGAACCGGAGCTTCATCACCTCCGACTCGTCCTGCGTCCCGTCCGGGTTGGACTTGAGCAACCGCACCATCTCCGGCGTCGGCACGGCCAGGCAGACCTGACGCAGCCGGGTGCCGAGCACCAGCGGGTAGCCGTGCGTCTGGATCGGGGTGTCGTGCTCCTCCACCCACGCGAACATCCGCCGCTCCAGCTCGTCGTAGATCTTGCGCTGAGTGGCCGACAGATCGACGCCGATCTGGTGCGTGACCCGGCGTGGCAGATCCTCCTGGATGCCACGCGGGTGGTACTCACAGCACGCGAAGTCCTGCTCGTGCCTCCAGTAGCACGGCATGGCGCGGGCGATCCCGCCCGGCAGCCGCTCCGACTTGGAAGGCTCGTACACCCCGCCGTACTGGTTGTAGACCTTGCCGACGTAGTTCTCCACGAACGGCCAGAAGGCGTGGAACTTGAGATCCTTCCGATCCGGCCACAGCGAGTGCGCCACACCGAACGCTCCGGCCGGGCGGTTCCCGTACGGCGTGGCGGACAGGGTCATCCGCCACCCGCCACGCCTCGCAACGGCATTGGCCGCATAGCTGAACATGAGGAAGCTATCGGACTTCCTGTTCTGTGCCCGGTGGATCTCGTCACCAATCAGGAAGTCGATCGGGCAGGCGTCAAGGGAGAACTGACGCAGGAACTCCCAGCCCCCGAAGTACCAGCCGGGGATGCCCTCACGCAGACCGATGATGTTCTCCGGCTTGCTGGAGGTGACGAACTTGAGGTGCTGATCCGGACCGGCGAGCATCTTGATCGTCCGATCCCAGCCGTCCTGAGTGTTGAGCGGCGCGACGATCAGGACGACCAGTCCGCGCTTCGCTGCGGTGGCCACCTCGATCACGGCCTGCACGGCGGTGGCCGTCTTGCCGCCACCGACCACGGTGGCGTTGAGTCCTGCCTTCGTCGGCTCCGAGAGGAACCGTGCCACGTCCGCCCGTTGGTCCGGGCGCAGTGTGAGCTGCCTCATGGGGGTGCGCTCCTGTTCTACTTGTCGGTGGTTGCGGCGTATGCCGCAGCCCATTCGGCCTCGGTGGCGTCACCGATGTACCAGTGGGAACTGTGTTGCAGCTCCAGCCATTGCTGAGCCTTGTTGTCGATCACTGCTTGCTTCTGCTCCTGCTCCTCCAGCTTGGCCCAGCGGTACGCAGTACTGGACAGGCAGATCTTGCACGTCACAGCATCGAGCTTGAGTTCGCTGAGAGCCTGCGCCTTGAGAACCAATCGAGTCGGCCAGTCATGCGGAAATACCTTGATCCCGCACGCCGTCCTGACTCCGGTGTTCTGCACGTGGACCTTGATGGCCGGGGTCATCAAAGGAACTGGATGTGCTGGATGCCGAAGTAGTCCCGGTTCTCCGGAGTGTCGATGGCGTCCGAGATGGAGGTGATCAGGTCACCCTTGATCGACTCCCTGACGATCAGTTGAGACGGCTTCTTGCTCCATACCCAGTCCTGGACTTGGTACTTATCGGGCTCCACGTCGAGCGTCAGGGTGATGCGGACCTTCATGTGCTGGCTCCTGTTCTCGGGTTGAGGTTTCCCCCGTTGTTGTTGGCCGTCCACTTGGCGACCGGCCATTGCTCCTTCGCAAGCTTGTAGGCGTTGATGACGGTCTTACCGTCGTCCTCGGTCCAGACGTAGACGAACTTCCCGCCACCCAGTGCGAGCGTGAACACCGGGGGTGGCAGCTCGTTCCAATGCCGCCGCACCCAGGACCGTGCCGACTGTGGTTGCACTCCGGTGATCCGGGCGAAGTCGGCGGTGGTGAACAGCCGCTCCGGGTCGATGGTGATCAAGCTCATGACATGCCTTCCTTGGCCATCTTGGTCCGTGCCACGGAGATCTCCGCGAACACTCCGCTCACGGGATAGTCGGCCGGTTCCAGACCGAACCGCCTCCGGATCACCTCATGCAGCCCGACATCGGACCGGCCTCCGGGGTGGATGTAGATCGTCCCGTCCGGGGTGTGCGTCATCACCGGCTCCTGACCCCGGTAGATCGTGACGTGCAACCCGGACACCCCGAGCGCGAAGTCCGTCTCCTCGCTCGGTTGCATCCCATCCGCTACCGCATCCACATAGCTCAACGGGTAGAAGGTCGGGCTCCTGACACCGATCAGGTCAGGGTCATCCAGACGAATCTCGAACAGATCTCCGAACAGCTTGTCGTTGCGCAGGATCAGCGCCCTGGCCACCGTCTTGTCGCTGACCGGTGCCCCGCCCAGCATCCGGGTGGCGGAGGCGATGTTGATGTTCAGTAGGTGGGCCAGACGCTGCGCCCCCATCGCGCTCCAGACCGGCAGACGCAGGTAGATCCGCGCCTCCTGGCCCCGTGGCCAGGCCCGGCCCTTCGGTGTCGTAGCCATCAGCACACCCCCCACTCAAGTCCGTTGTTGGCCGCGCACTTCTGCCCGAAGCCACCGTTGACCGACTCGTCCCGGCTGAGGTGCCGGTTGCAGAAGATGCACCGCTCGAACAAATGTCCGATCTGACCGGCGCGCTCCGCGCTGATGACGGGCGGGTTCAGCTCACACAGCCTGCGGTACGTCATCTGGCTCGGGTCGTGCAGCCAGATCATCTTGGCTCCCTTGACCACGGCCTCCGGCTCCAGGTTGAGGATCAGGACGTAGGTGTTGCCGGTCTCGTTGGAGCTGGTGACCCGGTACACGGTGCCGTCCAGCTCGTAGTTGCCCTCGGCCAGTCGGACGACCTCGGGCCTCGGCCGGGCGGGCCGCTTGAGCAGCCACTCGATGGCGGTGGACGCGGTGGTCACGTCCAGGTCGGGCGGCGTCGGCCCCATGCCGGTGTCGTCCTTCTCCTGGCGGAGCTTGGCGATCAGCGCCACCTGCTTCTCGGTGGCCGGGCGTGGGGGTGTGCTGACGGTGATGGTGCGTGGCGCGTGCTGATCCTTTCCGGGCAGCAGCGATTGTGCGTTCACGATTGGCTCCTGTTCTTGGTTATGGATCGTGACGTGATGATGGACGTTACAGCTATCTGACAGCTTGGGCAAGGAAGAACCGGAACACGAACCCGGCCTCCGGTGCCACGACGTGGTCCAGCAGCCACATGAACGCCGACTGGAACTCCGTCCCGTGACTGGCCCCGTGAGGGGTCAGCCAGTGGGCGATCTCGTGCAGCACCACCGTCTCCCGCATGGCCCAACGGGTCAGCGACCTGCCGATGGAACGGTCTGGGATGCGGATCTGGTTGGTGCTCCACGAGTAGGTGGCCTTGCTGGTGGCCCGGTTCATGACCACGATCGGCGTCCCCCGCAGGGCACGTGGCCCGACCATGCCCTCGGTGGTCAGGAACTCGGCCACGTGGTTCACGTACCGCTGGATGCTGGCCGTGTCCCCGAACTTCCGCTCCACCGGCACGGTGATGGTGCTCCCGGCCAGCCTGACGCTGCCGGGGTAGCGGTCCAGCACGTCCTGCAACTGGTGCTCCGCGTCATAGACCCGCTGCTGGTCCGGGTCAAGGCTCTTGGCGGTGGTCATCGGATGGCTCCCTTGTTGTGTGAGGTGGAGGAGATGGCGCGCTCCCCTCCGAGACGCGCCTTCTCGGCGGCGCTGCGTCCGCTGCCGTACGCGCCGCTGTGCGAGGAGAAGCTGGCCCCGCCCCGGTAGATGCCCCGTGCGTTGCTCCGGCGCTTGTAGAAGTCGGCCACCTCCAGCTCCTTGTTCCGGATGGCCAGCTCGGTGCTCGATGAGGTGTTGGGGGCGGGGGTGTCGGCGGCGATCCGCTCCATCCGCTTGTCCAGTGCGGCGGCGCGCATCCTCCGGGAGATCGTGTTGGCCCAGCCCTCTTGGAACGACAGCCGCAACGTCAGGCCCGAGACCGGCTTGCGGTCCCAGGAATTGCTCCAGCTCCAGCGGTCCTGCCTGCTGTACTGGTCGGTCACGTACTGGTCGGACCGCTTGTAGACCAGCCAGTCCCGCTGCATCTGCGGCAACAGGAACTCCAGGAAGCGCTCGCACATGTCCAGATCCTCCGAGAACCCGAAGCAGATCAGGTACGTGCTGTCGTGCGCGATGTTGCACCGCACGTCGTTGGCGTTGGCGATTCCCGTCATCAGGGTGACGAGGGTGAACAGCCCCTTCGTCCCGGCCTTGCCCAGCCGGATGTTGCGGACCTCGGGGATACGGGCGGGTGCCTTCTCGTCCTTCGCGGCGTGCTGCCGGGCCAGCGTCAAGTCGATGCTGTGCTCGCTGGCCAGCTCCTGCGCCTTGGCCATGAACGCGGCGGACTCGTCCATGTTCTTGCTGCGCTCCGCCATGCGGAGCAGCTTGGCGATCTTCTCCAGCTTGCTGTCGGTGGGAATGGTCATGATTGGCTCCTGTTTGTCGTGGTGCGGTGGTCAGTGCTGAGCTGCGGCCTTGTCCGCAGCGTCCTTGAGTCCTTGGATCAGCCCGTCCTCGTAGGCGTTGAACAGCGTGGTGAGCATGGTGTCGTGTGCGTCCAGCACCTTCGGGTCGATCACTCCGAAGTGCTCGGCCGGGTCGGCGTACGGCTCCTCGATCCCCGCCCACGTCTGCAAGTCCTCGTTGCTCGGCGTCGGCGGTTGCCGGTCGGTGGCGTACCAGACGTGGCCGTCCGTGACGCCACGGTCGTAGCACTCCTGACTCGCTTCGCTGCGCTCGGTGTCCGTCATGCCTCCTCCTTCGTGATTGGGGCCACGTACTCGGGCGAGTACGTGGACTCGACGCTCCCGGCGATCGTCTGCCAGTTGTAGCCGGTGCTCTTGGCGTCCAGGCGCGTGACCTCGCCCGGCGTGGTGAACAGATGGACTCCCTGCTCGGTGCGGATCGTCTCCCCGGCACCGTTCCAGCGGTCGATCATCAGCAGCCACGGGCGGTTGAACTCCAGCCCGTGCAGGTTGCCCTGGTAGGCGGTCTCCACGTCGCCGTACCAGACCACGTCCAGGTCGATGCCCTCGTGCAACGTGTCCCAGCTCTGCGTCAGGTCACGCGCGATGTCCGTCGCGGTGGAGATGGTCAGCGTCCCCCGGCACAACTCGACCAGTGCCGTGGCGATCTCCTCGATGCCCTCCTCGTCCTGGCTCCAGCCCGACTCGCCGTCGATCAGCGTCGTCCGGAACAGCTTGCTGTTCGTGTTGCCTGCCAGATCTTTAATCACATCGGACTCGTCGTGCTCCTCGATCAGCATCACCAGCTCTTGGTCGCTGTCGATGTCGTCCCACTCCAGTCGCATGAGGATCTTGACGGCCTCGTTCTCCTCCTCGGTGTACTGGTGGATGGCTCCGGTGCTGATCAGGTGTTCGACCAGCCTGTCCCCGCCGTAGCGTTTGACGGTGGCCAGTTCCTCTTGCAGCGCCTCGATTGCTGCGTCCCGGCGCACGTCGGACAGCCAGTCGTCCATGCTGTCGTCCAGCGTCTCGTAGTCGTCCGCGATGTACGCGGCGATCTGCTCGTCCGTGAGTTGGTCCCCCCGGTCGATGCCGACCAGATCGAACGGCGCGTCGATCCCGATGAGGATGCGGACCTGCTCAATCGTCCACTCCAGGACTTTCTCCTCCAGCGATGACACTGTCACCGTGGTCGTTCCGATCATGACTCGTCCACTCCCTTCTTGAAGATCAACCTGGCCGCGTCGTCGCGGGCCAGGTGCGTCCAGGACACCGGTCGGCGTCCCGTGTTGGTCGGTGCGGTGCAGGGCTCCCCGATCCGTGCGTTGCACGCCGGGCACGTCACCGCATAGCCCGGCTTCCAGTCAGGCATCAGTTGTCCACCTCCCGCACCGGTTGGATCGAGATGGTGCAGTACAGGCCGGTCCGGGTGAGCACGGCCATGCGCCGGTCCGCCCAGCGCTGCGCTGCGGTGATGCAGTTCTGCCGGGCGGGTTCGCTCCCCGGTCCCACGCTGAGATCCCGCTTGAAGTCGTCCGGGGTGAAGATCCGCGTCCCGATCTCCACGAACGGCATCACCTGCCCGTACTCGATGGTGCGACGGTGCAACCGGACGACGATGGTGCCGTCCGGTTCCTCCATCACGCTGCTCTGGTACTCGGTGACCTCGTCCATCAGTTGTCCTCCCCGTCCCACGGGAACGACAGGCCGCGCCGGTTGCAGTAGGACTCGATGGCGTACCGGTCGCTCCAGTCACCCGGACGGGTCCGGGTCACGAGGGCGGCGTCGTACTTGTCCGCCTTCTTGTCCCACTCGTGGTTGGCCTCGTCCAGACGGTGCGCCTTCTGCTCCGGCGTCAGCGGCAGCCACGCCTTGTGCCCGCCGTACTCCTTGCCGGTCAGCATCCCGGCCTTCTCGACGGCGGCGATGAAGTCTCCCGCCTTCCCCCAGAACGCGGCCGGGAGGTTGTCCATGTTGATGCAGAACACCTCCTCGCCGTGCTGCTTCTCGGCGGGCAGCTCGGTGATGCTCCCGAACCGCTTGGCCAGGTGCTCCGCCGTGAACCTCGTGGCGGTCAGCTCCTCGATCTCGGTGGTGATGCTCATGACTGTGGCTCCTGTTCTGTGGTGTCCTCCGGCCGTCCGGCCTTGAGGATCTTGTCTGCTGCGGTGAACACCTTCCGAATATCGGATTCGGTCGGCTTACTGGTCTGGAGGTGGTGCTGGATATAGCCCCGTGACTCGGCCTCCTGCTGCTCCGAGCACACCCCCAACTCCTTCGCCACGAGCAACGCCGTGGCCTCGGCTTGGAACTCCGCCACTCCCGCGTGGCTTGACCGCTCCCCTTCCTCGAAGTGGCCGCACATGATGTGTCCCAGCTCGTGCAGCGCCGTCTTGAGCGGGTGCTCCGCGATCGGGTTCACCGCGTAGACCGGCTCCCCGTTCCTCATGCTCGACCAGCCCTGCACGTTCCCGTCCGTGGAATCAAACTCCACCAGTCGGACACCCAGTGCTGCTCGGGCCGATCCCAGGTTCCAGTCCTCCACCTGCTCCGGTTGATCCGGAAGGGGTGGCCCGTCCGTCTCGGACAGTCCGAAGATGCACTTGCTCGGCTTGAACAGCCGGAACTTCTTCGGCTCCCCGTTGGCGTCCGTGGCTCCGTCCCGGTCCTTGACCATGATCGGCCGGAGGATGTACTTGGCCTTGCTTCCCAGCTTGACCTGCCGTCCCATCGCCTTCCAGCGCTCGTACGTGGCCACCGGCTCCGGCTCCATCTGGAACATGAGCCACACCGTGTTGCCCAGCGAGTACCGGTAGAAGCGCGAGTATTGCTTCCCGATGCTGCCAGGGGTGGTCAGCGCCTTCTCCAGGATCTGGCTCCACTCCGGCATCTCCACCGGGGGTGTGCTGTCCGTCCCAGGCGCTTGGCTCCGGCGTCTGGTCCGTGTTGCTGCTGTCATTCCTCCTCCAGTTCGGTTGCTTCCAGTTCGACGTGCGGATCAGCGATCCACTCCCGGAACTGGTCGATGGCGTCCTGCTCGGACTCGGCCTCGGTCACGTAGATGACCTTCACCGCGTACTCGTTCACTCCTCCTCCGTCTCCCGCGCCAGCTTGTCCAGCGCGTTGTAGTCGTCCAGGTGACGGCGACACAGGATGTAGCCGTCCCGGCTCAGACCTGCGGGTGTGTCCCCGCACTGGCTCACGTCGTGGATGGTGTGCTCGCAGCACATCCAGCCCTCCGCGAAGATCCCCCGGATCACCCGCACCTGCTCCCGCGTCAGGGTCAGGTGCTTGGTGCGTCCCGCCTCGGTGCTGATCACCAGGCGGAACGTGTCCCCCCTGCCGTCCTGGCACCACCGGAGCACGTCGTCAATCTCCCGCTCCTCGAAGTTGCGGTAGTCCTCCCGGTGCTTCTCCCCGAACCCGTAGTTCGGGCAGTCCTCACCGACGATGTGCTCCGTCCCGCACACCTCGCAGGTTGTCGTCTTGATCTTCACTCGAACTCCTCCACGTCCAGGTTGTAGTGCATGGTGTGCGCGAACCTCTCGACCACGTCCCAGACCATGCCCCCGTCCAGGCGGCCGATCGGACCGTTCAGCAGCGCCAGGGTGGCGTTCAGGATCTGCGCCACCGGCTCCCGCAACACGAAGTCGTCGGCGTACCTCGGGACCAGCTCGTCCAGCGCGTGGAGGAGATCCACGATCGGCGTCTCGTCCCCGCGCGGCTCCTGCATGGCGTCCCGGTGACGCTGCTCGGCGTTCTGGTACAGGCTGTTCATGCTCCCGCCTTCCTGATCCCGTTGTCGTCCAGCCACTGGTCGAACTCCAGCAGCAGCTTGGCCTTGTTCCTCGTGGTCAGGCCCGTCGCCTCCCGGATGATCACGGCGCTCGGCCTCCCGTTGAACCGCAGCCCGGCGACCTCCAGCCGCAGGCGTCCCCGCAGCGCGACCAGGCGCAGGCGCTCGATGTCGCCCCCGGTGATCGTCGTCCCGCCCTCGTGGTGCTCAACTGCCATGACTCAGACCTCCAGTTGGTATTGGGCCGGATCTGTCGTGTCCGGCTTGTCGGCGTTGTCCCACGGCAGGGTGCCGTGGTCCTCGAACTGCTCCCAGACCTCGGTCAGTCGGGTCTCCCAGCGGAAGTAGACGTTCCCGCCTCCCTCGACGCCGTGGTCAAGGTCTCCCGGCTCCATGAGCCACGCGAGCACACCCCCGGCGTCCTGAGCGTCCAGGACGGTCTCCAGGCACTCCAGGAGGTTGTCGGTCCAGTGGAGCGGTGGCTCCCGTGTGAGATCCCGCTTGAAGTCGTCCCAGCCCCAATCGGTCCAGGCCTCCTCGACCATCTCCTGCTGCATCTGGTAGGTGTCGTCCTCGTCGTAGGCGATGTGCTCCGCCAGGGTCTCCAGGACACTGGCGGCGTTGTCCCACTGGTCGCTCGGGAGGTTGTGACTGTTCCGGCTCCACATCCTGGCGATCAGGAAGTCTGAGATGTGCTCCCCCCAGACTTCGTTCTCCACCTCCGAGAACCCGGACGGAAAGCGCTGTGACAGCGCGGGGTTTCGGTGAACCCGTTGTCCCGCAACGAGTCCCATCCAGCGGGGGATGTACGGCGGGAGCATCAGCACGAGTCCCCGAGAACCGAAGTCCCCGTACAGGTCTCGCCAGACACTGTCCTGCTCCGGCGTGTCCGGGAAGTCCTCCCGCACTCGGCGCACGTTCGAGCGCTCCTCCACTCCCGAATTGTCGTAGTCCCCGTAGGACATGAAAGGCGGGAGGAGCACTGGAATGTCGTCCTCGTAGCGCTTCCAGCGGCGCAGGTCGCTCCAGCTCAGCCGTGAGTCACCTCCCCTCTCGGCGTCGATCCAGTACAGCGTTGTGGTCATGCTTCCTCCCAGTTCTGGTACTCGATCTCCTTGGCGTGGAAGGCTTTCCGCGCCTGCTCCGGATGCTTGAACTTGTTGATCCAGAGGAACCCTTGGTCGTCCGTGACGACGAGGAACGCTCCCAGGTACTCGGACGGGTCCAGCTCTTGAGCCTCCGGAATGTCGGAGGTCAGCAGGATCTGGTCCCGCTCCCGCCTCCGGTTGATGAACAGCGCGTAATGCCCTGCGGGGCTTGCTACGTCGCCTCCCTGCGCGTCCGCCCAACCTTGGCTAATGAGCGAATCGAACAGATCCTCCAGCGGTGTTCTCATGGTGATTCACCTCCCTTCCCTTGACGTTTCGTTGCCTCGCTTGTGTCACAACGGATCTCGTGAGATCCGTTGTCTCACCGGTTGATCGTCCCGGCGATCAGGACGAGCGCTCCCACTGTGAGGATGAATCCCCACGGCACGACCCAGCCCATCAAGATCAACATCGAATGCCTCCCTTCACAGGAAACTCACAGGAAACTCACAGGAAACTCACAGCTATAACGTCTTGCTCTCGTTACAACCTCCCGATAAGTCCGGTTTGTGAGTTTTCGCTCCCGGTTTCGCTCCCAGTTTCCACACGTAGAGTGTCAGGTTTCCTGCACTCTTACGTGACTTCACTGTTGGTGGCCACTAGGAAATACAGTGTGGCTCACGTCATAAATGCAGGTCACACACTCTAATCACCCACACACATATATACGTTTGTGTGTGTGTGTGTATATCTGTATGTACGGGTGATTAGAGAGTGTGACCTGCATTAATAACGTCAGCACCGATGCCGAGGACAATGGCCACCAACAGTGAAGTCACTCAAGAGTGAAGAAATACTGACACTTCACACCTTGAGAAATCGGCTCGATCGGGTGCCAGGGTAGTGCCGTTGACCTGCGGCGATTGGTCAACGTGTTTGCACAAGATCATCTTCGATGATGATCTTGCCCTTGCCGGTCGCTGTTGATCTTGAGCGGTATCGGCTCGGGGGTGTGCTCACCAGTTGATGGTGGTCAGGGTGGGCAGGTAGAGCGGTGTCGCCAGGATGGCTTGAGCGATCGACTCAGCCTCAGCGGTGATGGCGAGTAGTTCGATCTCAAGTCGCTCGAACATCTGGACGTGAGCGGTGAACGGATTCACCGGTTGTGGCAGGTTGTGGCGCTTGCTGCGGAACATGTTGTTTCACCCCCTCTCGGTGGTCGGTGGTGGTCGGTGTCTAGCCCTTGAGCACCGCCTTGAGACGTGCGATCTCAAGCGCTTGCCAGATGACCTGCCCTTGGTGGCGTTCGCCATCGGCACGAGCACTGGAGTACATCGTTCGTTCGGTGCCCTGCCAATCGCAGGACAAGCACAGTGCCCGGATTGTTGGGCAATCGGACACAACGACGATGTGCCGTTGTTGCTGCATGTTGTTCACCCCCTGCCGTTGTGGTGGTGGTGGTGGTGGTGGTGGTGGTGGTGGTGGTGGTGGTCAACGCACGACGATGCCCGCAACGATGCGGTCGTAATCGTGGTCGTGGCCTGCCTTGCGGCACGGTGTCGTGGTCATCTGCCAGACACTCAGCGACCATGGCGTGGTGTCACCGGTCGTGGCGTGGTAGCGCCTGCCCTCACTCAGGACATTGCGCTGCTTGACGGTGAGTCTCATTGGATCTCACCCCCTAACCCGTGCCGATCGGCACGCCACAGCACAGCGCATTGATTCGCTGTGCCGTGGCCTGCCATCGGTGCCGTGCCGTGCCGTGCCGTGCCGTGCCGTGCGGATAACGCAAGGCGCCCGGCAGACTGTGAAGTCTGCCGGGCGCCCGTGGCGCGTCGCGTCAGTCTGTCGCGTGCACCCCTGCCCAACCTGCGCCCGTGGTCCGGGGCGCGTCAGGTACGGGCGCCGTTGCAGGCGCCTGCATACGAGACGGCGCGTAGCGCGCTTGGTCACGCGCCGATTGCGCTATCTCCCGTGCGTTGCTTCCCGCAAGCCCGGACGCCGTCATAAGGCGCCCGTAGCCTGCGATCGCTTGCGCCCGGTCTGCGATCATCGAATCGCTTGCGCCCGTGGCGCGTGCTCGTGCAAGCACACGGCGCGCCCGGTTCGCACGGTTGCGCCCGTTGCGCCTTGCCACGGCGTCAGGCGCCGTGCCATCGGCGCGCCCCTGAGTGGGCGCGTGCGCGCCCAAGGCGCGTTGCGCCTGCCGTACGGCGTCGCGCCGATCCTCATCGGTAACGACGAAAGCGAACCGGGCGCCGTAGGTTGTGGCGTCACCGTGCCATCCGACGCCGTGCCAGATGGAATCTGGCAAGGCGTCACGGGTGCGCCGTTCTGACGGTGCGTCTACCCGTTGCATGACCGGGTCTAGCGAACCGTGCGCCTGCGCAGGTACGGCGCGAACCGGGCGCACGGTGGCGTCAGGTAGGGGCGCCGTGGCGCGCGCCGTGGCGCGCCTGACGGCGTCAGGCGCAAGCACCACGGGCGCCGTAGGCGCCTTGCGCTTACGGGGCGCCTTGCGCGCCCCTACGGGCGCCGTAGGCGCCTTGACGGGTGCACACAAGGCGCAGGCGTCACCTGCGATCTCATGGATGCAGGCGCCGTCTCGTGGCGTCACCGTTGCAAGATCGCTCAGGCGCACGCGCCCCGTAGCGACAGTGTCGGGTGATACGTACATCGTTTGGTCTCCGTTCTGTTGTGGCGCGGATGGGATGCAACCTGCGCCCCGTGTGCTTGCCAAACACACGGGGCGCGCCCCTAGGCGCCGTTCTGACGCCGTGGCGCCTGCACACGGCAGGCGCCACGGTGGGCGCGCCTTGCCACGGCGCACGGTTTGAATGCCGTACGTACTCCGTGGCGCAGGCGCGCCAAACGGTCGGCGCACGGGGTGAACCGTGCGCCTTGACCTAGGGGACCGATCCAGACTCGTCGCGCCGTGGCGCGTGGTGGATACGGTGTTGCCTCATCAGATTGCAATGGGGGACAGTAGGGGCGCCACAGCAAGATCAACAGTGTGATGACACAAGATCAATCTTGCATGCCCTGACCTGCATAGATACCCGATCGGGTGATTCTAAAGTCACGCGATATCACGAGAGAGTGAATGTCTCGCACGGGTGTTCGAATCGTCGCGCGTGACGTGCGGAATCACCCGTCCGTGGAAGGAAACCCTAACGGGTGAACGAGCGCGGAAATTGGGCTCGCTAGGGTTCCGCACGCGAGAACTGTTGCGCCACAATAACTCTCGAAAAATCCTCAACAACGCGCGCACACGCGAACCACACCCCGGAAAACCACAAAAAATCCACCGAAAACTATGCACACGCTAGGGAAACTGCTAGTATTCACGGTGTAACGGAGCCAACCAACCGCACAAACACCCCTGTTTTCGGTGACGGTTCCATCGCGCAACAGCGCACACAGAGAGGACACAAGCACCATGACCGCACCACTGTTCGTGGCCGTCGATGAGGACGAGGTTCCGGAGGCACATCCTCACCGGGCGGGGAAGTATGACGGTCTGATCGAGGCGGCGTTCGCGGCTCCGGGGCAATGGTTCAAGGTGGCACGGACCTTCAAGACCCGTCAGACGGCGATCGCGCTCAAGAAGAACTACGAGGATGAGACCGACACGGACGGCAACGTCGTGACGGTGCGGCCGGTGGAGACCTCGTCGGGCTGGACGGTGTACGTCTCGGTGCAGCCGACAGCCGAGCAGGAGCCCATCGAGGACTAGGCACGGTCTGGGGGGTGTGCTCCCATCCGGGAGCACACTCCCACCACAGCTACACACCCCCTGTGCCTGACACACCGAGAGCTACGATCCGGCCATGACGGACACCACCCGGAGGTTGCGGCAGCGGCAGCAGTCACCCCTGGCCAGACCCGCCACACCCCCACTGGGTGATCCACCGGTTCACCCGGATGACCCCGTTCGGACCAGCGCATCCGTGTTCGATCCTGTCACCCAACCGGGTGACGAACCGGGGTCTTACACCGAGGACGACCTGGACATCCGGCCGGAGGTGACGGCCCGGATTTCGCAGATCATGAAGGACGGGATCTCCTACGCGCACCGGCACCAGGGCACGGTGCAGGGCGAGTCGATGTTGGACGACACGATCTACCAGATGCGGTTGATGGGGTTGTCCACGCGGGAGATCTCACAGCGGCTGAACGAGTCGGTGTCGGAGCAGGAGGTGGCGCGGCGGATCGGGTTGATGCTGGCGCGGATGGACGAGCTGAGTCCCGCCGAGTACCGGCAGCTCCAGATCGGGCGGTTGGAGGCGATCGTCAACTTCCTGTGGGCGATGGCGAGGGGCGGGAGCGCCGACCACATCGAGTTGTTGATCAAGGCGATCGAGCGGTTGAACAAGATGTTCGACCTGGAGACGGAGAAGCAGCGGATCGAGATCGAGTTGATCACGACGCACCAGGCCACCATGTTGATGTCCGTGGTGGGGGGTGTGCTCCAGGTGATCCTGGGTGACCAGCGGGTGTTGTCGGCCTTGTCCCGCGAGGAGGTCAACACGTTGGCGGCGGAGGCCCTGGACGCGGCGTCCTCGACCATCTCCACCGCGCAGGGCCAGGTGCTGGTTCCGGTCAACGATCCGTCCCGTTCTGCCGCTAAGCTCGTGCTGTCGCAGCGGCCCTGACGCGGTTGGCTCCGGTGTCAGTGCGTCCACGACCACGGAGGACCGGCCCCACCGCCTCTTGCCCGGCATCGGGGCCGGTCCTCTCGGTCCATGAGAACTAGCATCCAGGCATGACCCTGGCCGGAGCCATCCACCAAGTTGCGGACGAGTTGCGGATGCGGGCTCGTGCGGAGATCTACCGCACGGACCCGGTGTTGTGGATGCGGGAGCGGTTGAACAGCCGGTGCTGGTCCAAGCAACGCGAGATCTCCGAGTCCCTGGTGGTCAACAAAAAGACGGCGGTGAAGTCGTGCTTCGGGGTGGGTAAGACCTATCTCGCGGCGCTGTTGGTCTGCTGGTGGCTGGACGTACACCCTCCGGAGCAGACGGTGGTGGTCACCACCGCACCCACGGATTCACAGGTGAAGAAGCTGTTGTGGGAGTACATCCGGAAGATCCACCGCGAGAACCACCTGAACGGTGATGTCACGGAGAATGCCGAATGGAAGTCCGAGAATCGTGACGTGATCGCGTACGGGCGGAAACCCGCCGACGCCAACATGTCCGCGTTCCAGGGGCAGCATCTGCGATACCTGTTGGTGATCGTGGACGAGGCGGGTGGTGTGCCGCAGATGATCTGGGACGGTGTGGACGCCATCACCACGATGGATACCAACCGTGCGCTGGTCATCGGGAATCCGGAGGAGGCCAACACCGAGTTCGGCCGTATCTTTCTTGACGACGACCCGGTATGGAACAAGATCTCGATATCCGCGTACGACTCGCCCAACCTCACGGACGAGCACGAAGAACTGCCCAAGGAGATGTGCGAACTCCTCGTCTCCCGGCAATGGGTTCAGGAGCGGGAGAAGAAGTGGGGAGTAAAGGACAGGCGGTTCGTGTCCAAGGTGCTGGGTGAGTTCCCCCGTGAGGCCACGGACCAATTGTTCCCGCGCTCACTACTGCTGGCCGCTCAGGAGCGAACCATCTTCCCCGCGTCGGAGTCTCGCCCGGTACTCGGCGTAGACGTAGCCCGCTTCGGTGGTGACCGGACGGTCATCCTCAGCAATGATGGTGGACACATCGAGATCAGTGCAGCATGGGACAAGTCCGATACATTTGATACGGCACAGCGGGTACATCAGTTGGCCATTCGACTCGGAGTAAAAGAAGTGCGGGTGGACGGCACAGGTCTGGGTGCGGGCGTCGTGGATCAACTGATGCATATCGAGCAGCACGTCTACTCGGTGATAGAGGTGAACGGTAGCGCTGCAAGTCCAGACATACGTCAATGGTGGAACTATCGCGCCTATGGGTACGACAATCTCCGGTCTCTCCTGCGAGACGGAAAGGTCGATCTGCCCGTGCAGGACGACAGTCACGACAAGCCTGACAACGGTATGGAGGACGACGAGCCCAAATTGCTCAGCGATGAGCTGGAAGGGCAGCGGTACAAGTTCATGCGCGGGGCCATGTTGATGGAGAGCAAGGACGACATCAAGCGTAGGGGAGGCAAGTCTCCCGACTACGCCGACGCCCTGGTGTATGCCACCCTGCCGTTCGACGCCGCGCTTCCGGGAGCCGAGCTGAACGCCGGGGACGTGGTGGATGTGGACGCGATGTCCGCGATCGAGGACGAACTGGTGCTGGGCCTGTACGCAATCTCTCCAGTCTAAAAGGGGAAAAGGTGGTAGCGTCCGGGGATGATCTCTGAGGTTGCACAGCGACAACTGGACAATCCCACCGAGTATGTGGCCGGGCCATCCAAGCGGTACCCCGATGGACTGCGGCGTCGGACGCCGTTGGGGATGAGGTTCAGCGAGCACTACGAACCTGGCAGTCCGGATGAATGCTGGATCTGGACCGGCAAGTGCCAATGGACGGGTCACGCCAAGTTCAACCTGGACAACACCTGGATGCAGGCGAGCCGGATCATGTTCTATCTGACCGAGGGTTACTTCCCTCCGGTGGTACGCCACACCTGTGACAACCCCCCGTGTGTGAACCCGTATCACCTGCTGGGTGGGACACAGGCGGACAACCTGCGGGACATGTCGAATCGTGGTCGCGCACGCGGTCAGAACATGACTCACTGCCTGCGAGGGCACCCGATCTCCGGACCTGACGCGGATGTCTACATCTCGAAACGTGGTCAGCGTCAGTGCCGCGCCTGCGTTCGGATCACGGTGAATCGGCGGCGCGCGCTTTATGGCAGGAGAAGGGCCTAGAATCCGGCCATGACGGACACGCCCAAGAGGGTGCGACCTGCCGCGCGCCCCCGTGCGGACGTGACGACGGAGGACCGGATCGACGCGGCCCTGTTCCACCAGATGCGGGAACGGCTGGACGAGGAGCTGAACACCACCGAACTGTTGCAGGAGAGCGTGGAGGATCTGCAACGGGCGGTGGACGAGATCGGGTGGGTGCCGGTCGGATCGTCCACCCCGCAGGGTCTGCGGCTGTCCACGATCCTGCGGTCCAGCGACGTGATGCGGGCGATGGTCGCCGGGAACCCGATGATCAAGAAGGGCGTCCGCGCCCGCGTCGGATTCATCTGGGGCGAGGGCATCCATTACACGGTGGAGGGCGGGAAGTCCCAGCAGGGAAAGACCCCGCCCGCCATGCAGAAGATCATCGACGCCAATGACGACCTCGTATTCAACGACGCTGCCTACGAGGAATTGGAATCCGCTGCCGCGACGGACGGGAATCTGTTCTTCGTCATCGACAAGAAACGGCAGCGGATATTCCGGATGCCATTGTTACAGGTGGCGAACTGGACCCTGGACCCCCAGGACGGGGAGACCATCCAATTCATCCTGCGGCGCTGGTCCATTCAGACCATTGACGACAAGACCGGCCAGATCTTCTCGCAGTTCCAGCAGGCGTGGTACCCCACCGTCGAATACTTGGAGGATGGGGGTGTGCTCCCCGGCTCCATCGGGGAGTTCCCCGTCGAGCAGTACATGGCGGTCAACATCGTGCAGGTCAACAAGCAGCTCGGGTGGATCTGGGGCGTACCCGATCTGATGCCGGTGCTGTTCTGGGCGCAGGCGTACAAGGAGTTCCTGTCCAGCCAGTACAGCCTGGTCCGCTCGCTGGCCCGGTTTGCGTTCAAGGTCACGGACACCCGGCCGAAGGGCCAGGGGGCCAAGAGCGCGGCGGTCAAGCTCGCCCAGCCGGTCGGTGGATCATCGGAGTCAGGAGCCACGTCCACCCTGCCGGGTGGCATGGACCTGTCCGCGATCAACAAGAGCGGTGCCAATGTCGATTTCGAGGCGGGGAAGCCGCTGGCGACGATGGTGGCGGCTGGTCTGGAGATCCCGCTGTCGGCCATGCTCGCGGAGGATGCCGGATCTGCGGACGCCTTGCTGGACCCCACCACCGCCAAGGCCATGCAGGCACGACAGAGGTTGTGGGCGGACGCCTTCGAGGACATGTTCCGCTACATGGGCATCGTGAAGCCCCGCGTGATCTTCCCGCCGATCCAGTCCGCGCCCGTCCACCGTGTGGTGCAGGCCATCATCACTGCCGCCGCCAGCGGGGTTCTCTACCCCGACGAGGTGCGCGGCCTGATCGTGAAGGCGATGCTGGACTATGGGATCGAACCAAAGCCGGGACTTCCTAAGCCTGGTGAGTGGACGGACTATGCCAACCCGGCGCAGCAGCATCCGGCTACATCACCGATTCCGACACCTGACCCGACTAATACCGGGACGCCAGGCAGCAAGAGCCCAGCGGGACCGGCTTTTGATGGCAGCCACGACCAACGACCGAGCCAAGGTCCGTCGAGTTGACGGCCTCTGATGCGCCGTGAACCCGAACGGGTGATACCGTCAGCGCAACCCGCAGTTTGGAGTTGGTGATGACGGCTAACCGTGTCCGAGTACATGAGACCATGGTGCTGGGCACGGTCGCACCGGAGAGTGCGGCAACCGGCCGGTTCGAGATCTGCATCATCGAGGGCGACCGGTGGGGATCATCGGGTTATTACCCGGCTGCCGTGGTGGAACGCGACGGGCCGAAGGTGTTCGGATCGGGCACCCAGATGTACCTGGATCACCCCACTGAGTCCGAGGCGTATGACCGCCCGGAACGGTCGGTGCGGGATCTCATCGGTGTCATCTCCAGCACACCCACGTGGAACGGTGACACCAAGAAGTTGATGGCCGAGGCCACGTTCTTCGGTCCTTATGCACAGACCCTCCATGAGATCGCTCCGCACGTGGGCATTTCGATCAACGCCTACGCACATCAGGAAGCGATGGAGGCCGGAGGACAGTTCGGGCCTGTGACCACGGAGTTCGTGGAGGCCGTGAGTGTTGATGTCGTCACCAAAGCCGGAGCCGGTGGTTCAATCGTGCGCGCAATCGAATCCGCGCGGACGCAGTTTCTCGCAGACCGACCGGCCCGCGAGCCCACAAAGAGGGAGAGTGAATCAGGAGTGGAGATCACTGACAAGACTCTCTCCGACTTCACCACCGCGCTCACTGGCCTCACTTCGCTTCTGACCACTGAGGCAGAAGCGCGAGAGGCTGAGCGGGCGCGGCGTGCGGAGGAGGAGAAGCCGGATGCACTCGCACTTGCGGGTGCGCTGGCGGAGGCCAAGCTACCCCGGCCGTATCAGGCCAGGGTCATCGAGGCCGTCCGTGCGGGCATGGCGGCGGATGTCGCCGTCAAGGCCGCACAGGACGAGCTGGCCGCAGTGCTGACCGAGTCCGGGTACGTCAAGCCCACGCCCCAGGCCCCGGCCGCGCCCGTGAAGATCGGCGCACCGCAGGGTGACGGGGCCGTCGTCTCGCTGCCCAACGGGCTCACCGTGGACATCAGCGAGGCCCGCGTCAACCGTGCGATCGGCAAGAAGGTGGCTGGCTGATGGCACTCAACGAGGTCTTTGCCCCAGGCCCGGCCTGCCGCAAGCTGTCGCTCGGCCCGCTGGTCGGGACCGTAGCGATCGGTGACCCGGTCAAGGTCGGCCGTCTCAACGGGGTCGTCCAGACCGCCGTCCTGGCCACGGGCGATGCTGACCCGGTGACCAGCAACGCAGCCACCTACGCCACCGTCTGGGTGGACGGGGCGTACAAGCTGACGGTCACGGTCACGGGCACGGTCAAGATCGGTGACCCGATCTTTGCCACTGTCACGGGCTCCAACTCCACGGTCGCACTCACCAACGTGACCGGTACCGGCAAGTTCATCTTCGGCACGGCGCTGGAGGCCAGTGCGGCTGGGACGGTCAAGATCACCGTCCTGCTCGCGCTGGACGCTGGCGTGGCGCTTCCGTAAGGGAAGGGAGAGACATGAGCACCAAGATGGATCGCCTTCCCCCGGAAGCGAAGGCCGTCCTCGTCCTGCTGGACGAGGCACTGCAAGGGGACCAGAAGGCGCAGCGCACCCTCAGGGACGCGGCGACCGGCTACAGCAAGCTGACGGAGGCCATCTCCACCAGCGACTTCGTCGGCATCTTCCAGATGGCGATCAACGCCCAGGTGGAGCAGATCTACACCTGGGAGCCGTCGCTGTGGCAGGCGTGGGCGCGGGAATACAAGATGAAGGGTCTCCGCAAGGAGCACTTCATCGACCTGTTCTCCGACTTCGGCAACCTGCCCGCCAGCAACGGCGGCGTACCCACGCTGCCGGGTGGTCTGCCGCGAGTTCCGGAAGGGACCGCCTACCCGGCGATCGCCTTCACCGGAGGCACCAAGGACATCTGGACCTACAAGACCGGTGCCCGGCTCGCCTTCACCTGGGAAGCCTGGAACAACGACGACTGGAACGTCCTCCAGCAGCTACCCCAGGCGATGGTCGTCCAGGCCCACCGCCAGGAGGATCTGTCGGCCACGTCGGTCCTGGTCAACACCACCGGGTTCAACCCGGTGTGTTTCCCAGCGGCCAACATGCTGGGTGGCGGCGGTGCCGGAACCCAGGCCCCGCTGACGTTCACCTCGCTGACCAACGCCATCACGCAGGCGTCGTTGATCGCAGACCCGAACCGGGTCAACACGATCACCAAGTGGGCGCTGATCGTTCCGCGCTCGCTGGCCATCCAGGCGAACAACATCATCCGGTCCATCCAGGTCGAACTTCCGACCTCGGACGGCAGCCGCATGTTCGTGGAGAACACGATCGGCAGCATCGTTGAGGTGATCGTCAACCCCTACTTGACGCTCCTCGCCAGTGGTGCCGCGTACAAGAACACGATGTGGATGCTGGCCCCGTACGCGGGCCAGGGCTCGGACCGCACCACCATCGTCCAGACGTTCGTTCGCGGGCGCGAGGAACCGGAGATGCGGATCAAGAACGACCAGGGCCAGGCCCTGGGTGGTGGAGCACTGGACGCCTACGAGGGTTCGTTCGACGCGGACGACACCCAGATCCGTATCCGGCACTTCACCAACACCGTCGTGTTGGACAGCACGGTCGGATTTGTCGCCTCCAAGGGCGACGGAACCTGATCCTGACCCATGCCGGGTGGACGGCCCCGCTCGCGCTGGATAGCGTGAGCGGGGCTGTTCAGTACGGGAGGCAGATGTGACGATCACGGATTTCACCTCCGACGTTGCCAAGGTCCGCGCCCTAATTCCAGACATCGAGGAGCTTCCGCACTCTGCCGACCCCTCGGGACCGGTCGAGTTCATCTTCTCCAACGCGCATCTCCAGGTGTTCCTGGACTTGAACGAGGGTTCGATCCGCTACGCGGCGGCGGACGCCTGTGAAGTTCTCGGCACCTCTGAGGCCCTGATCCTCAAGGTGATCACCACCGAGGACTTGTCCACCGATGGTGCCAAGCTGATGGCCCAGTACATGGCTCGTGCCGCCATGCTGCGGACCACGGCGATTGACGAGGTGGACGGGTTCAACGTGGTGCCGTACTACACACCGCTGGACCAGTGGTTCCGGCATCCCGAAGGTGTGTCGCCGTGGGGCACGTACACGCCGGGACTGATCGGGGTTCCTGTCCCGTGGCTCTGAACACCCGCTCGACACTGGACCCGCGCTGGCCGTTCCACTCGCGTGAGGTACCGGCCGGGATGATGCTGGCCTACATCGAGGTAGCACACCCCCAGAGCGACACCGCCGACTGGAACCCGATGCAGGGTGACGTGTTCGACGGGACCACCGACTACACGCTGCACTACCGGGGACCGGCGAGGGTGCAGCCCAACAACGACTGGCGGGCGAGGGTCAAGAAGTGGGACGGTGACATCGTCACCGAGCACGCGGTCCGGTTCCAGATGCCGTTGGACCGCAACGAGATCACCAACCCGGAACGGATGCCGGGCGAGAGTGTCACCGCGCTGGGCATCCTGCACGCCACGGATGTGATCCGCATCCTGGAACCGGCCAACCTGTTCGGGACCGATGTGGATGAGGAGATCACGCTGTTCACCTACGTGATCCGCAACCTGTCGCTGTCCAGCAACGCCTGGGTGCGGACCGCGCTGTGCGACATCATCGTGAACAATGTGACGCCGCTGACGGGGAACGGGATGTAGTGGCTACCTATAACGGGGCGCGGATCGACCAGATCAACGAGCTGATCTCGCGCTTCACCTTCGATGCGGAACAGCTTCCGTTTGCGATGGAGAACGCCATGTTCGAGGCCGGATGGGCGGGCGTCGGACGGATGGAGGTCCGCATCAAGGACGCCATCACCGAGACCGGTGTGAAGCGTGCCCTCAAGGGCGGCAAGGGTCCGGGCCGTATCAAGACCGGTGGGCTGATCAACTCGTTGACGGCCGACGACGGCACGACGGTCCGGTCGTCGGTCTACGGGACCAAGGTCCGTGCCGAGTTCGGGTACCTCCAGGCCGAGGAGGCAGGCCCCGACAGCCGTGAATACAAACAGGCAATGGCGCAGGAATTGGAGTACTACACCATTTCCGGTTCGATGCTCGCATTGCAGCTCGGGTTCAACGTGTTCATGCAGCACATCTACACGTCCTTTGCCCAGGAATGGCGCGACCTGGACAATGCCGCGAAGGCGAAGCAATTCCAGACCCGTGCCAATCGTGCGCGTGGTGCGGAAACCCGCCATCAGGTGTTCGTCACCAAGGTGGCCCCCGAACACGTGGGCGTCAGGGTCAAGCGGTACAAGATCAGCAAGGGCGGGAAGATCGCCAAATGAGCGACTGGGGAAACGAATATCCCGCATTGATCCAGAACATCGCGGAACATCTCGGGGGTGTGCTGACACCGGTCGGGGCCGTTGTGGTCATGGGGACCATCGCGGATGGTGAGGCCGCGCCGCGCACACCCACGGGTAACCTGCGCCCGTTCGTGGTGCTGGACTTCTCCTCACCGGAGGACACGTCCTCGGACTGGAGTATCACGGGTACCCAGGACCAGATGGGAATGTTCGGCGGGGCCGCGTTGTGCATCAGCGAGAGTTACATGAATACGATCAGGCTGGTCGGGTTGGTGGCCAATACGTTGCGCGGTTACCGACCTACTCCTGATTGCACGGAGATCGAGATCTATGCGTCCGTCACACGGCTCCCGGTGGACGCTCTGATGCACCCCTCACGCTTCTCCCAGACCGTGGGGTTCGGGTTGTCCATCGGTGCCACCGTGGTACCGTAAGCCAGTTTCGAGGAGGATGCGATGCCGCTCTACAAGCACAATGTCACCGGCAACGAGTTCACCGCCACGGAGGACTACGTCTCCGCGCTGCCCGAAGGGGCCGTGACCAAGATCGCGGACGAGTCTCCCGAGGAGGAAGCGGCCCGTCTCCAACAGGAAGCTGTCGAGAACAAGGTCGAGGTCGAGTTCGACGGTGACCCCGACGCTCCTCCGGCCGATGATGCCGAGGGCGAGTCGGCACCCAAGGCGACACGCGCTTCGGCCAAGAAGGGCTGAACCTGATGGCCACCAAGATGATGGCTCCGAACACCACTATCTGGTGGTTCGACCAGGGCGCGATCACCACTCCTGCTGCACCCAAAGTCACGGAGATCGTGGCGGCGCTCGCGTCGTCCACACCGGGCGGAATGGGACAGAATCTGTCGGCAGCAGTGGTTGCGGGGTACACCCTCAACCCGGCCGACTCCGACACGGACAACTCGCAGTCGATCATCGACACAGGTGCTGCCCAGAACCGTGCCGCTGCCAACTATGAGGGCAATCTCAGCTTCTTCCGCGAGCGAGTACCGCTGACCAACACCACGTCCGAATACCTCAAGACGTACCAGTTGTTCAAGACCAAGGGCCGGTCCGGTTGGCTGGTCCGCAGGGTCGGCAAGCTCTACACCGTGGCTGCCACGATCGGTGATCTGGTGGACGTGTTCTTGTTCATCACCGACCAGCCACGTTCCACACCCCCCAGCACATCGGGCGGGCCGACCCAGTTCACAGTGCCCTTCCTCAAGCAAGGGACGCTTTACACCAACGTTGCCCTTGTGGCGTGAGGGAGAACTGACATGGCTCGCTCGAAGCTCCTCGAACCGACCACAACGATCTGGTGGGTGCCTCTGGCCGGAGTCGTCAACCCGGCTACGATCACCAAGACGGAGATCAACGCCGGGGCCAACATCTCCTGTGCCATCGTTACCGGCTACACCCTGAACGGGACCGGCGCGAACACCGACAACTCGCGGACCATCTGCGACGTTGCCAATGTGGACAACCCGACCACCGACCAGTACGACGGCAGCCTCACGTTCTTCCGTGACGCCAACCCAGCGGACGGTACGTCGGTGTACAACATCGCCTTCAACCTGTTCAAGACGGTCGGCGCGCAGGGATACCTTGTGCGCCGGATCGGTCAGCTCTCGACAGTGACGGCAGCGACCGCCGATGACGTGGAGGTGTTCCAGTTCGAGGCCGACTACCCCAAGTCGGTGGATGGCGCGGAGAACGCCCCGCCCGTCCAGTTCACGGTGAAGTTCATCCCCTCTGGATTTATGTCCGGTATCCAGTCTCTCGCGTGACACCGTTTCCCGGTCGGTATACCGGGCCGAGATGCCGAACCGGGTGGAGCCGCGATGCGGCCCCGCCCGGTTTCGTGTAACCAGCTAGATAGGAGCCAGCATGACGGAAGTGGTGGACGCGGTGGCGGATGAGGCCGTCGAGAGGTTCGAGGAGCAGTTCGTCGCGCCCGGCCAGGAGGGCGAGAAGGTCACATCGGCGGCGGACTGGTTCCGCAAGGCGGTCACGCTGCCCAAGGACGAGGTGACGATCTACACCGACGCCCAGGCGGCGTGGGAGTACGTCCGTCTGATGGATCGACAGGCCGAGATCTCTGCCCAGATCTCAGCTCTCGGCTCCCGCAAGGAGGTGGCCGACAAATACGGCCAGGGCGGTTCGATCGCAGACACCAACCCGACAGCCGAGGAACTGGTGCGGCTGAACGAGGAGTACGACAGGTTCCAGGAGAACAAGCCCGGTCTGATCGAGGAGCTGAACAAGTCCGGGGTGGTGTGCCAGATGCGCGCCCTGTACCCGGCCGAGATCCGGACCCTGACCAGGATCGCCACCCGCGAGGCCAACAAGACGTGGGAGGGCAACGCCACCCCGGCCGACGAGGACCGGGACGAGGTACGCGGCCGGTTCCTCAACGCGCACTACCTGTCGGTCGCCGTCACGGGTATGGCCCAGATGGGTGGGGGTGTGCTCCCTGCACCGCTGTCCGCCGACGACTGGCTGGCGATCAGCGACACCTTGGACCTCGGTGAGTACGACAAGTTGGTGCGGATGCTGAACCAGCTCAACATGCGCGCAGCGGTCAAGGATGCTCGGACGGACGCCGGATTTCCTAGCTGATCTTCTGAGTCGTCCGGAATCGGCAGGCTTTACGCTGGCGATCAAGGCGGCACAAGCGTGGGGAAGGACTCCGATGCAGCTCCTGATCCCCGATCACACCCGTCAGCACACCCCCGACCTGGACTACGACGCGATCGCCACGGCCGATATCAACCTGATGATGGCGTGGCAAGTCCTCAAGGACGAGTCGTGTCCGAAGTGCGGTACACCCGCATGGCTCGGGCACAACAACGACCGCATGATCCAGTTCGAGATTCGTGAGACCTTGTGCTACGCCTGCGAAGCCGTGGACGATCACGAGGATCGGGAACGCAAGGCACACGACAACAAGTTGGGTGCCGGTTCGATCTACTACCCCGTGCCGTACATGGCGGACAAGTCACCACTACCCAGCCGTGAGGTCGGGTTGAAGCGGGTCCGCGAGATGGAGTTGGCGGAGTACGGCGAACCCGGTGAACGGCCATGAGTCAGCCCACAGTTGTCGTTGGTGCTGATACTGCTCAAGCAGTACGTGCCTTGCAGGACGTGGCCAAGGCCGCTGCCCTGACCAAAGACACCACAGATGTTCTGAACGAGTCACTGAAACATGTAGCCGAGACCAACAAACTGTTGTACGACGGGCAGTCTCGTACCCTCGGCCTGTACAAGCAATTGATCGGTGTCACCACCTCGCTCAATGCTCTGTATGACAAAGAGTCACATGCGATCGCAGCAGTTGCTGCCACCACCAAGGTGTTCGCGGAAGCGATGGGCACGCTTGACATCGGGCTCAAGAACGTCAAGAAAACCTCCGAGGAGGCGTATGCCGGTCAAGCACGCACCCTGGACTTGTACTCGCGGATGTTGGGGATCACCAAGCAGGCCGCTGACATCAAGTTGAAGGAGGCTGCGGCCACCGAGAAGCAAACCAAGGCACAGGCTGGGAACATCACTGCGACCATGAAGCAGGAGGCTGCTGACCGGAAGGCTGCCGAGGCTGCTGCGGCCAAGGCTGCTGCGCAGAGTAAGTCCGGTACGTCCCTGCCGATGAGCCCGAACGTCACGGGTCAATGGGCGGCGGGAGCGGACAAGAACGCAACCTCGATGATCGCGGCCCAGGACAAGCTGGGTGCAGCGCTGGCCCGGCAGCAGCAGGCGACCATCGGGCTGGAGACGGCCCTTGGCAGGACCGACTCGCTGGCCGAGCGGAGCGCCCGGAACCGGCTGACGCTGGCCGAGGCCGAGGTGAGCAGGCAGGAGGAGATCCTGCGGATCATGATCGCCCAGTACGAGGCTGAGAAGCTCGTGGCGGACGAGATGACCAAGCGGGTCACAGCCCCCGGTGGGGCTGCCGATGTCGGCGCTGTCAACGCGGCAGCGGCTGCCCAGGCCCGTGCGGCGGCGACCGGGCAGGAGGCGACCCGCGCCGCCACCCAACTGACGGCGGCGAAGCAGGCCCAGCTCCGGGCGGAGAAGGAACTCCAGGCCCTCCAGGACCAGAGCATCAAGCGGACCGTGACCCTGGCAGCCACGCAGGACAAGTACACGGCGTCCGTCATGCAGTCGGATGCAGCGTTCCGGGGACTCAACGTTGCCATCGCCAAGTACGAGTCGGTGGCCGAGAAGGACGCCGAACAGCGGCTGGTGATGGCCACCGAGGAGCGGGAGAAGCAGGAACAGATCCTCGCCGTCCTGATCGAACAGGCCAGGGTGTCGCGGGAGATCGCCGTACAGCAGCGGGCCAAGCTGTCGTCGGCCACTGGTGCCAGCATCGAGGACATCGCCGGGGCGTCGGCTGCCGAGGCGCGTTCGGCCACCGACATGCGGAACGCGACCACCGCCGCTCGGCAGCTCACCGCCGCGCAACTGGAGGAGGAGCGCGCCGCCAGGGCGGTCGCCGCCGCGCACGAAGATGCGGGCTCGAAGGCGGACGAGTCCGGGAAGAAGTTGGGCGGTACCCGGTACGCGCTGTATCAGGTGGCGGCTGCCTACGGAGTGGTGGCGGCAGCGGGGTTCCTGTTCTCCAAGGGGACGATCACCGTGGCGGCGTCGTACGAGCAGGCGTTCGCACAGGTCCAGCGGACCACGGGTCAGACCTCACTGGCCCTGGTGCCCCTGCATGATGCGTTGCTCGAACTGTCCACCACGATCCCCAAGTCGTTCGAGGATCTGTCGGCCATCGCCCAGATGGGTGCCCAGATGGGTATCCCCGCAGGCGATCTGGACAACTTCACCAAGGTCATCGCGGAGTTCTCGGCCACCACCAACGTGGCAACATCGCAGGCTGCAATGGATTTCGGCAAGCTGTCCAACCTGTTGGACGTTCCGACCTCGCAGTTCGAGAACCTGGCGTCCGCCGTGTCCTACCTCGGTGTCACCAGTGTGGCCACAGAGACCCAGATCCTCAACGTGTCTCAGTCGATCGCTGCCACCGGTCACACGGTCGGGCTGTCCACGGAGGAAGTCCTCGGGCTGTCTGCGGCGTTCGCCTCGCTGGCGGTGTCCCCGGAACAGGCACGTTCCGCGATGGCACGGCTGTTCCTGAATCTCGACAAGGCGGTGTCCAACAACGGAAAAGAGTTGCAGGTCTGGGCTTCTCTGTTGGGGACTTCCGTCGATCAGGTGAAGTTCCTGCGGGCGACCAACCCTGACGAACTGTTCAACAGCATCATTTCCGCCTTCCACAACGTCCAGCAATCCGGTGGGGATCTCACCGGGGTGTTCACCGATCTGGGGCTCAAGAGCATCCGTGACATCCAGGTGTTCGAGCGTCTGGCCAACGGGTTCGACGTGGTCACGAACTCCCTCCAGAACGCGGGGAAGGCGTTCGCGGATGGCACGTATCTGTCGGAGTCGTTCGCCATCGTCAACGAGACCGTTGCTGCCAAGGCGCAGAAGGTGGCCGACGCCTTCCGCAACATGTTGGCCGGGATCGGCGGGAATAGTGTCGTCCAGAATGTCATCAAGGGAATCCTCGATGGCATCCTGAACTTGCTGGAGGCGTTCAACAAACTGCCCACCGGGGTCAGGACCGCGCTCGGCACCTTCATCTCCTTGCTCGGGGTGTTCGCGGCCTACAAGGCGTCGATGGCCCTGTTGACCGCTGGTCTGCTGGCGTTCCGGCAGGCCCAGGGTGGTGGAATCAACGCCGCCACTGTTGGATTCCGCACACTGCTGCGGGAGGCCAACCTCGCGTTCGGCGGCGCGGCCAAGGCTGCCGCCGCGTACGCCGCAGCGTCCACTGCCGCTGGGAAGGCCGCAGCCAGTTCGGCTGGGGGCATCGCGGCCCAGACCGCAGCCCTCGGTGCCAACGCTGCTGCGGGGACCGCAGCGACCGTCTCCAAGGGCGCAGGCGCGGCGGGTACGGTGGCCAAGGGCGCGGGGTCGGTCGCGTCCGTCGCGGGCGCGGCAGGGGGTGTGCTCGCGGGCATCACCAAGAGCTTCGGTCCGGTGCTGGTGATCAGCTCGGTGATCAGCCTGGTGGCCGGTCTGGTGTCGGCGTTCCACCAGCAGGACCAGGCGGCGGTCAGTGCTGCGGAAAACCTCCAGAAGTACGGGGCCTCACTGCTGGAGGCCGGGGGTGGTGCACAGTCCCTGATCGACGCCATGAACAAGGACCAGGCATCGTTCGAGAAGGTTGGCGGAAGCACCCAGAAGTTGGACGGGTACTTCGGCAAGGTGGTCGAACACTTCGGTGCGATCGAGAACGGTGTCTCCAAGGTCACGCGCACGTTCTATGACATGAACGGTGTGGCAACAGATCTCGGCTCGCGGTTCGTCGCCACGGGTAAGGCACAGGACGACTACGCTTCCTCTCAGAAGGGTGTCCAGTCCTCGGTCAAGAACACCAACAAGACCTTGCAGGATCAGGTCACCATCCTGGGTGCCAACAGCGAGAAGTGGTTGCAGAACGCTATTTCCAATGAGCTGACCGCTGACAACTCACCCCTCAAGCCGCAGGATCTCAGCAATCTGCTGACCGCGTTCGGTGCCAGCGGGCTGACTCTGGGGCAGGCCATCGCAGACGGTGTGACCCAGGGGGCAGGCAAGCTCGCGTCGGATGTGGCCCCGATCCTGGATGGGCTCAAGCAGCAGATCGAGATCAACACGGGAGAGATCAGGGCCAAGTATTCGGTGATGCTGAACCCGGACCTGCATCCGGATCTGACCTTGCAAGATCGCACTGCTGCCGAAGCGAAGATGGCGGCGGAGACTGACGCGGCCAACAAGCCGCTCAACGATCAGATCGCTGCCATCCAGGTTCTGACCGACATGATCAACGGAGGTACCTCCGCGCTCGGTGGGCTGGCGGACAAGCAGACCTTGCTCAACCAGATCGCGGCGGCGTTCCCGCCGATCGCTGACGACATGTCCGGGTCTGGCGCGGATGTCACGAATACGTTCGATGACCTGAACACCAAGGTCCAGACGACCACTCAGCAGATGCAGGCAGCAGCATCCGCATTCACAGCGATGCTCGGCCTGTTGACCGACACAGCGGATGCGTCACTGGCTGTCTCGGATTCAATGGCGGCTCTCGGTAAGAGCATCGCTGACAACGGCACAGAGTTCGATCAGTACACGGAGGGAGGGCGGAAGAACCTTCACGCCTTGTTGGACGTGGTCGGTGCCGTAGGGAAGCAGTTGGCTGGTGAGGTCGCCAACGGGCAGATCACCGCAGAACAAGCTGCGGAGGCCATGCAGACCTACATGACAAATCTGACGCAGCAGCTCGGTCAGATAGGTGTACCCACCGATCAGATCACGTTCCTTGTCAACTACTTGAGCAGTGTAGTCAGCACCAAGTGGGGCATCAACATCGGTGCGGACATCAGTGCGGCCATGACGGGCATCAACACGGTCGCTGTTGCAGCACAACAGGCACAAGCGTATATCAATGGTCTCGGTACCACATACGCAAACATGGCCGACGTGGACAAGGCTGGGCGGTTGTCAGCCGGTGGCTATGCGGGACTTGCCGGTCAAGTGCAGTCCGCCGCTCCGGTGTACAGCGGGCCGACCAGTTTCTACGGGAGCAACGCGGGAGTATTGGACGCTGCCAAGGCTCAGGAGGATGCGGCCAATGCCTCGAAGGCAGCTTCCGCTGCCACGAAGGACGCCTCCAAGAGTGCCAAGGATGCAGCGACTACAGCGAAAGATGCTGCGCAGGCAGCCAAAGATGCAGCCGATGCGCAAACCCGGTACCTCCAGGCGGCGGGTGCGTACTTCGCCAGCTTCGCCAAGGACTCACTCACGATGGTGGACTCGATCGGCAACACCGTCGAGGCGTTGCAGAAGCTGGGCCAGGCGATCGCGGAGAACGGCACCGCCTTCAACGTCGTCACCGAAGGAGGACGCGCTAACTGGACCGCACTGGAGGCAGTGTTCACCGACTTCGGTAACACCCTGCAAACTGAGGTCACCAACGGCACGTTGTCCGCCGCCGACGCATTGGCCCAATACCAGCAGATGGCCGGAGGTGTGTACTCCGAGTTGATCGCTCTCGGTGTTCCCGCTGCCGACATCGACGCATGGTTCAAGTCGATGGGAATGGACACCACGGGCTGGGACAATGCCAATGCGGCAGTGGCGGCATATGCCGGGTTCATCACGGCGGCGTACGACGCGACCGGCGAGTTCATGAAGCAGACGGACAAGACGGCTGACTACGTCCAGCGTCTGACCGATGCCCTGAACACCCAGGCCACGGCGTACTGGGGATTGCAGGACGCCCAGGACGGGGTGGCCACCCAGTTCAACCAGATGAAGAAGGCGCAGGACGACAACGCCACATCCATCGCAGACCTGATCGCCAAGAACAAGGAACTGAACGCCACCATCGGTGACCAGACCGTCATCGCCAACAAGGCGTACGCGAACTATCTGCTGGCCAAGAAGTACGGCGAGACCGGACGTGCCGCTGACTACCTCCAGCAGTACAACGATGCCAAAGGTCAGATCACCACGGCCCAAGGGCAGGTCAAGACCAACACTGCACAGGTAGCTACGCTCAAGGCCAGCAAGAACCTGTTGACCGGTAACAGCCAAGCTGCCATCGACAACCGAAAGTCCTTGCAAGACTTGACGAACACCTACACCACACAGATCGAGGCGTACGCCGCAGCCGGACACACCCAAGCTGAGGTTGCCGCCTACGCCAAGACCCTCAAGGAACAGTTCGACGCACAGGCCACGTCACTCGGATATACCAGGGACCAGCTCAAGCCGTACAACACCGAGCTGGACAACATTGTCACCACCATCGGCAAGATCCCGGCCACGGTGAGTACCACTGTTAGCGCTGATACAACAGCAGCCAGTGCTGCCCTCGGCGCGATTCCAACCAGTGGCTCGTACAAGATATCTACCTTGGTGGATGCGGCCACTGTTACGACCACCAAACAAACACTCAAGAACATCCCCAACAAGGCGGACTACAAGGTTACGGCATCGGCTAACACCGTGCCTGCCACCACGGCACTGGGCAAGATCCCCAAGACCGGTGGCTACGCCATCACTCCAACAGTGTCAGCACTGACTGCCACACAGAAGGCAAACCTGGCCGCAGGACTACCCAAGAACTTCAACCTTGAAGCAGTACTGAAAATCCGTGACGCTCAGGTTGACACCATGTGGTCAACCCTCCAGACACAGCTCAACAAGAAGGCCAACCAAACTCCGCTCTACATCACCGGCACCCTGGTAGCTGGGCCTGGTGGTACAGGGCACATCTACACAGGCGGTCAAGTCGCTGCCGTCCCCATGACTCGGGGCTACGCGGAGGGTGGACTGCTTCCCGGCACACCCCCGGCGAACCCGACCGTGGACAATCTGATGGCCACCGGACCGCAGGGGATCTACCACCTCCGGTCACGCGAGTTCATCCAGTCACAGCCCGCTGTGGACTACTACGGCGTTGGGGTGATGAACGCACTCAACCAGCGCATGATCCCGCGCAACCGGTTCATGGCGTCGGGTGGCTCGGTCGGCGGCGGGGGCGGGGGCGGGGTCGGCTGGGATGGACCGGTCGAACTGTCGATGGCCGATCGTCAGCTCCTGCGGCAGATCAGGGACGCCCAGCCCAACGTCTACGTGGGAGACTCGGCCGTAGCCCACAGTTCCGCCCGTGGGGCTGAGACCAACTCACGGCGAGGGGGCTACTGATGGCCAACCTGATGGCCTTCGGCACCCGCAACCGAGTAGGGATGATCCCCTGCCCCATCGCGCCGTTCGCCCACACGGTGACGCGAGCGCGATCCGACTTCGCCATGAGCAACGGGGCCACGCTGGTCCGCAACGCCCGGATGGCCCGGCAGACGTTCGAGTTCTCCTGGATGGACACGCTCGCCAACCTCCTCCCAGTCATCGAGATGGCCAAGGAGAATAGCGGCCCGCCCTACTACTTCCTGGACCCCGGCGTCCTGGCCAACGGGTGGAACGCACTGCCCGCGCACTGGTCCGCACCGGGCCGGTTCATGGGTGCCGACAACGCGCTGTCCATCGACTTCTCCGGGCAGTTCGCCCTGATGAACCGCAACGACGGCCGGATGGCGGACGGGCTCGTCACCACCCCTGGCGCGTACGTGACGGCCATCGGCTGCCCGAGCGTCGGGGTGAGTCTCAGCTTCCCGGTGGCCTCGCCACCGTACGCGATCAAGGACCAGTCCTCCGGGGGTGTGCAGACATACCTCATGGACTCGGGCACCCTCAAGGCCAGCCACGTCGCGGCCACGGTGCTGGTCCCACCCGGCTACAAGTTCGCCATGCGGATCACAGCCGATGCCACCAGCCAGGCGGGGGTGTGCTACAGCCGCCGAACAGCCGGTCTGGACGGACGGTTTTCATCCATCTGGGCTACCACCATCACGCGGCTGACCGTGGGAGGCGTCACCACTCCGGCCTCATTCACGAACACGTCGAGTCAGTGGTCCACCGTGGACATCTGGTTCGGCGGCAACACGACGGCGACCACCGGGGGCACGCTGTCGCTCTACGCGCTGGAGGCGTACGTCCTGCCCGCAGCCGGGGTGTTGCCCGCCGCGTTCTCGATGGGTGTCGGGTCGATGCCGTTGTGGCCGACGCAGGACGACATGCAGATCCAGACGTACGGAGTGGCGTTTGCCGATCAGCGCAAGCAGCACGGGATCACCTGGCCGATGGTAGAAGGTGACATCGCATGGTGAGTCAGGTGCGCCGACCGCGCAACCTGTCGATCCAGATCCCCGGCTGGCCGTACGCACCCGGTGACAATGGTGGTGGCGCACCGGTTTTCAGTTACGACCAGGAGTTGCGGGCCGGTCCTCTGGATCTTCTACCGTCCTACCAGGACGATGTCGCCCCGTTGCAGTACCTGGCATCACCGACGCCTGACCTGTCCAGTGTCGGGGCAGCGGGCCGGGCGGGCCAGCAGTATGCCTGCTTCCGTACGAGTGCTGGCTACAGTTCCGACACACTGATCCACTGCGAAGATGTCCTCAACGTCTCCGACGTGGGAGTGATCAGGTTCGCACCGGGCCTGGCGGGTACAGGCATGGAGCCGGTCAACCTCGACATGTCTTTGCTGTCCCTCTACAGCACTATCCTCGGCACCCCCACGTACTACGTGATACCGGACCCGTCGCTGGGCAGCACGTTCTGGACGAACATCAAATCCACGTTCGCCTATCCGACCGCCGACTTCATGGACACACTGCGGGGGATCTGTGGTGGCCTGGGGCTGGAGATCATTCCGGTCGGTAACCAACTCGTGCTCACCACACCGACGAAACTTGTTACCCCAACGTCAGTCTCGGGTTTCAAGATCACTGCAACGACCTCAGCGATCGTGCCGAGTGTGGCGATCCAGTGGTATGCCTCCAAGGCGATCATCTATCCCCCGGACGGCGTCATCTTCGACGGATCAAAGACCTCGATCGCCACCATCAATTTCAGTGAGGTGCAGACGATCTCGGTCAACGCCACCGGGGTCAGCGGGAACATCGGTGCCATGCAGCCCCAGTGCGTGACCGCCATCCCGGTGATCCCGTACAACGGATCGGCAGGCTCGATCTACTGCGTGACCGGCTCGGACGGGTACCTCGTATCCCCGGACCGGTGGACGGCGAACGGTGGCAACATCACCGTCAAGCGCGGCAACGGGGCGTTCGAGTACATCCTGACGATCACGGCCTCCAAGGAGGAGGCGCTGTCGCCGTACACGATCACTGAGGGTCCGGACTTCCCGGCCTTCTACCTGGCATCCAACAACGGGGTGACGTTCACCCCGCGCCAGCTCAAGGTGAACACCGGAGCCGCATACGCCTTCGCCAACGACGTGACCGTGTCACAAGACCCGACCGTCGTGGACTGCCCGTACGTCGGGACGATCGACCAGGCATGGTCTGCTCTGTACCGACTGTTGAGGCGTACCAATGGAACTCAGTACACCGCAACAGCGGTGTTGGCCGTGGACACAGTCATCCCGCAGGGTAATGCCCTGCCGCCGTACTACCAGATCCAGGGTGTGCCGATCCCTCAGCTCTGCACGGCACGCTTCTACCAGGACGGGCACTACTGGCGTCCGACGCAACTCACCTGGGTGCCCGACTCACGCACCGTGTCGGTGACGGCCAACGAGTTCACCACGGCGACGGACTTCAACGTGGCCTATGCGGGCATGACGTGCGCCCAGTTCGACACGGCGGTCAACAGCCTGACCGGACTGGCCTCACCGAAGATCGCTGACTTCGATGCCCGCCCGATCCTGACCGGGATCTACCAGTGACGCAGCCCATCGTCCCGGACCTGACGCAGATCCCAGTCGGCATGTCCGACTGGGTTCGCAAGGTGACCGCCGCGATCCGGCAGATGCAGGCCCAGTTCGCCAACGTCAGCACACCCCCGGCCAAGACTGGCGGCAACAAGTTCTTCGCGCCGGTCACTGTCGTCGGTCCGGGGGGCATTCCGATCTGGAGTGTGGCGCGTGCGGACCCGGCCATCCTGGCGGACGGCACCCTCGTGCAGTTCTTCGACCCTACGAACAATGCTGTGGAGGGTGGTGTCTACGTCCCCAACGCAAACCCTGGGTTGGGGATGTACATGTACGCCGGGGTGTATGACAGCAACACCAATAACTACTTGAACCTCAGCCAGCCTAATGGTGGATTCGCCCAGTTGTTCGCGGCGGGTAGTTGGTTGCAGATCGACGGCAACGGTATGTACATGTATTCGGCGGGGCGGATACAGCTCAACTGCAACAGCAACATGCAGTTGTATGTCCCCGGTATCTTCGCCGTCGTCGGCGGTGCGAACGTGGATTTCACCCAAGCCGTCGCTGTTGCTGTTCCCCCGGTCAATACCACGGCGAGTGCAGCCAATGCCTACATCGACCCGTCAACCGGGGCGCTTCTGCGGTCCGTGTCGTCCCGGAAGTACAAGACCAGGATTCGCCTGGCTCCCAGCGCAGGGGGTGTGCTCAGTCAACTCCGTGCCGTGCTCTACAAGGACAAGTCCGAGGTTCGGGAACTCGGACAGGATGCTCCGGACCACATCGGATTCATCGCAGAGGATTTCGCTGATGTTGCGGGTGGCGAGTTGTACGTTGACTACGTCACTGATGAGGAAGGTAACAAGATTGCGGAGTCGATCCACTATGCGACATTGGTGGTTCCACTGGTGCAGGCATATCAGGAACAACAGACCGAGATTGCGGAACTCCGCGCTCGCATAGAGGCGTTGGAGGCGCGGTAATGGCAGTCACTGCATCCGGTATCTGGTACCCCGGTCCGACCGATCCGATCACGCCCATCGAGAACGTGTTCAGCACGATGGCCCAGTCCGTCGAAACCGTGCTGGGCGTGCGCCTGTTCGCCACGACGGCGGCGCGTGATGCTGCGTACGCCTCAGTGCCGTTCAAGATGTGCGTCGTCGGTGCCAACTATGACGCGGGTATCTGGTATGTCCACCAGGCCGGTGCGTGGCAGGTCATTGACGCCATTGCCGGTGTCAACACACTGATGCCCAACCCGGTACCGACGACCTCGTTCGCCGGAGCGTACCCGACAGGTCTGTCGATGTTCGCCCTGACGTTGACGCAGGCGACCTCTGATGGTGGCTATCCGGAGAACAGGACGGCGACGGTTTACACCATTGTCACGTCCGCTGGATTGGCCGTCCAATACTTCGTCGGACTGGCAACCGGTAACCCGTCGATGTGGATGCGGACGCTCGGCACGTCGGCCAACTCGACGTGGAAGTTGATCGTCTCCGGGGCTGACGTGATGCCGACCACCTACACCCCGAACCTGACGGCAGCGACCACCAACCCGACCGGGCAGACCACCACGGGCCGGTACTCGGTCACGGCGGGGGTCTGCTCCTTCACGTTCTCCGCCACCATCGGAACCGGCACCGGGTCCGGTGCCTATTCGATCTCCGTGCCCGTGCCGGTCGGTGCCAACTGGCTCGCTGGCTATGGTGGGTCCGGTGCCATCGCGGGCATCGGGAATGGCTCGTTGCAGCAGGGCAGCAACCGGGTACAGGGTCAGTGGGGCATCCTGAGCGGGTCGCTGAGGCTGTACGTGCCAACCGCGTTCAACACGGTCTCAGCCGTCACCAGCGTCTTGCCTTTCGCACTTGCCAGCGGATCGGTCATGTACGGCGAGGTTCAATTCGGGACGACATAATGGATGAGTCTGATGTAACGGAACCGACCTTCGCGGAGAAGTACCCGCCCTGGCTCGTCATCACAATCATGATCTTTGCGCTGTTCGTGATCGGCGCAGCCGTCATCCTGATCCTGACCAATCATTCGCTGACCGAGTACGTCCAGTTCATCAGTGGGATCTGGGCCGGAGTCCTGGCCCTGTTCGCCACCGGGAACGCTCTCGGGGCCAAGAATGCGGCCAAGGCCGTCGAGCGCAGGCTCGATGCGATGGGCCGAGACGCAGGCACCAACCCGTGAGACAATCCGAGCACACACCCGAGGAAGGCGGCACCATGTCAAAGATCGCAGCGCCCCAGCCCAGTGACGACGACACCACCGAACCGATCTTCAACATCGAGGACGTGATCGCCGCCAAGGAGGAGGCTGCCGCCGAGGAAGCTGCTCCGGAACCCGAGTCCGGTGGCGTTGCTGGCGCGAAGTCGGTGGATGACCCCGACGATGAGCCGGAGGAAGATGACGGGGCATGAACATCACCACTGTCAACCAGTGGATCTGGGCGGTAGCCGGGGTGCTGTTCATCATCTGGCTTCTGCTGGCCATTCTTAGGAGGCCGCACGTATGACCTCGTACCCCCAGTCGGCCTACGGCAACACCAATCCGAACGCGGGTTACCCCGCGAACGGGGACTTTGCTGCCTGGGGGAACTTCAAGTGGCCGGATGGCGTGCCGTCCTCACTGCTGGCCCGAACCAACTACACCAACCAGACCAACGGTCAGGTGCTCGCCGTCACCATGCGGAAAGAGCTGGTGCCGCTGTGGCAGTTGGCGTTCGAGATCGCGGACAAGAAGTGGAAGTACCCGATCTACTCGATCGGTCCCAGTGACGGCAAGCCATGGGGTCCATGGGGCTATGCCAACCGTGCAGTCTCCGGGACGCAGCGGGCCTCCGGCCACTCGGGTGCGCTGTCGGTGGACATCAATGCGCCGTACAACCCGTACAGCTACACGTTCACCAGCAACATGCCGCCCGGCATGGTGGCCGACTTCGAGTCGCTGTTCCTTTTCTGGGGTGGCCGGTACCAGGGCCAGAAGTACGACGCCATGCACTACGGGTTCTGTCGCAAGCCATCAGATGTGGCGACGGCGATCAACAAAGCCAAGTCCATCCTTGGCCAGAGCAGTGGAAGCACACCCCCGGAGGAGCCCGTGACCCCACAAGAGATCGACGCCATCGCCAACGCCGTGGTCAAGAAGATGTACGGGACGGCGGTGCTGGCGTTCACCGATCCGGCTACCGGCCAGCCGGTCAACGTGTCCTTCCAGAACTTCCTGCCGAAGCTCGGGAACTGGGCGGCAGTCGCCTCGGACAACACCAACGAGCTGACAGGTAAGTCCAAGTAGGGGGGTGTGCTCATGCCGTACAACGTCCGCAAGTCGGGCAGCAAGTACGTCGTGGTCAGTAAGCAGACCGGCAAAGTGAAGTCGCACCACGCAACAAAGGCCAAGGCTCAGGCATCCGTCAGGGCCATCTATGCCAACGAACACAAGAAGAAGGCGTGACATGGCAAAGGGTAAGGGTCTTGGCGGCAGGGTCACCACTGACAAGTCGGTGAGGTCCACGGGCGGGATCAAGGACGGCACCAAGCCTGCGTCCAGTACGCACGGTGCCTCAATGATCTCCTCCGGCACGGCCGGTGGTCAGAAGGGCAAGGGCAAGTCGGGGACACCGGCCACGTCCAGTACCCACAGCGCCGCGATGATCAGCTACGGCGGAGCCAAGAAGAAGTGACCAACCAGCCTGACCCCAACCTCCAGTCGGACATCAAGGCGGTCCCGCAGGAGTTCACCGCTGTGGACGACAAGCTGCTGTCACCCACGGCACGGATCATCACGTACTGCATCGTGGTGATCGGGATCATCATCCTGGGAGTCCTCGGGTTCATCACCAAGGAGGAAGCGCCGCAGTGGCTGTACATCGCTGCGTGCGCGCTCGGGCTTGTTGGTGGCGGGCTGGCCCTGGCCAACCGGCCGCAGCGCGTCAAGGTGATCGGTACGGTCACCAAGGAGAGTGATGGCTCTCAGGCCATCGGGAGGCCCGCACCATGACGAATCCGACAACGGGATGGGATCAGGTTCCGATCGTCGGAACGTGGCTGAACCTGGACAACACACCCAAGAGCGGCAAGATCCAGTTCACGCTGACAGAACGGGTCAACCGGACGGATGGTACGGCCATCTATCCGCGTGGCGGCAAGTTGATCGTGTCGTTGGCGAGTACCGGCCTCGGAGCCGGGTCGATCACCACGTCGTTCCCGGCGTCCGACGATCCGGACATCATGCAGACCGGCTGGCAGATCTTCGTTGAGGAACAGCTCAGCGACGGGTCCGGCCAGAACTACTACATCCAGCCGAAGCTGTCCGATCTGCCGGGTGGGATCAACCTCAATCTGGTGGTTGTGTCGTCCATCGCACCGGACACACCGGACCCGGTGTACATGCGCAGCAAGCCGGGTGGTCTGGCCGGGCTGAACAGCAGCGGTCAGGTCATCAACGCCGCTGGTACGCCGGTCACGGGAGGTGGTGGGTCCACCACTCTGGCCGGTCTGACGGATGTGACCACTGCGGGTGCGACCACCGGTCAGGCATTGGTGGTTACCGGAGCTGGCCCGGTCTGGGGGCCGGGCACGGTTGCCACATCGTGGACCTCCATCACCGGCAAGCCGACGTTTGCCACGGTTGCCACGTCGGGTGCCTATGCCGACCTCTCCGGCAAGCCAACGATCCCGTCCACCGCCGCTGCTGTCGGA